GATTATCTGTGGCAGGATTTCTTGGACTACTTCAATCCGGACTTTGATGAGATTGCCGATATCAAACAGATGAGCTGTTATGATATTCTGATCACCATGAAAAATGGGGTGCAGTATGTTTACGACAATTACCGTCAGACACGAAGACGACTCCCAAATAGTTGGGATGATATGAGTCTTAAAGAATTTCATATGGACGCACATATAAGATTATATTCCATGATGAAGCGGGAAGGTTTCACATATGATGACCTGTCTGAAGAAACTGGCATATCTCCAGGAACTATAAGTAATTATGTGAATGGAGTGACATCCCCAACCCTCGACAGATTATTTCTGATTGCCAAAGCATTAGGTTGCAGGATTGAAGATCTAATCTATATTGAGCATATGTACAGATAACCCACGAGGGCGCTTGGTTTACAGGCGCTCTTTTTTTGGTGCAGAAAGGAGAGATTCTATGGGGGAATTTGACACCAAACGAAACGGCGTTCCGGTAAAGATACTAGAAACCGGTGAAGAATTCAATTCTATCAAAGCTTGTGCTGATGCGATTGGCGGCAATGCGTCCTGCGTCAGCAGAGTTGTGAATGGCAGTAAAGGATATTGTACTTGTCATGGGTTCCATATTTCAAAAGCCGGTGAAGAATCTGAAGTCCGCACGGATCAGCGAGGACGTCCAGGAATTGGAGTACAGATTATCGAAACCGGAGAAACGTATGAGTCCGTAGAAAAATGTGCTAAATACATCGGGGGCAGTCCGACGGCCATTAAAGATATTTTGAAACAGCAAAACAATCGAGTGTCACACAAAGGTTATCATTTCAAACGCATAACTTAACCACTGTGTCGAAAAACTCACACGTGAAAATAACATCCCCTTTTATAGGGAGAAGATAATATATTGGCCAAAATCGGTCAATGTATTATCTTTTTATTTTTATGGACCTTTAGTTCAGTCGGTAGAACGCTGGTCTCATAAGCCGGTAGTCCTGGGTTCAAGTCCCAGAGGGTCCATCTCTATGAAAGGAGAAAGAGTTCATGAAAGAAAATAAGTTTCAGGCAGATTTGAAAAAAGAGCTTAGAGCTATATTTCCTGGTTGCATCGTAACCAAACTGGATTCGAGCGATATTCAGGGTATCCCCGATCTTCTTGTTTTATACGAAGACAAGTGGGCGACTCTGGAAGTTAAGAAAAGTGCTACGGCATCGCATCGTCCGAATCAGGATTACTATGTTGCAAAAATGAACGCCATGTCATTTTCACGATTTATCTACCCAGAAAATAAGGAGGATGTTTTAGATGAACTTCGTGAATCATTCAAAGCTTAGTGGACTTCACGCACCATTCAGCCCAAGTCAGCCAGCATGGTTGAGATATAGCGATGAGAAAGCAATCACAGTTCGACAGAACAAGAAAGCTGCAGAACTTGGTACACGCTTACACGCATGGGCAAAAGAAACTATTGACATGGGTATTAAGCAGCCTCGCTCGAAGAAAACCCTGTACGCATATGTAAACGATGCTATCGGTTTTCGTATGAGCACAGAGGTTGTTTTATATTATTCAGACAGATTCTTCGGAACTGCTGATGCGATTTGTTTCCGGAATAATAAGCTCAGAATCCATGATTTAAAGACTGGCGTCGGTCCAGTGCATATGGAACAGCTTGAGGTGTATGCGGCGTTATTCTGTCTTGAATATAAGATCAGACCAGGTGATATCGAGTTTGAACTCTGTATTTACCAGAACGACGAGGTAGTAGTATTCAACCCAACTGCAGAAGATATTCTGCCGATTATGGATAAGATTGTTCATCTCGACAAGATACTTGCAGAATGTGATGCAGAGGAGGCGTAACCGATGAATCCAATAGCAGAAGAAATCGAATCATATTTAGGATCGGCCTCCATAACAGATGAGGAATATCTGGCTCATTATGGTATGCCTCGTCGTTCCGGACGATACCCTTGGGGTTCAGGTGAAGATCCATATCAGAGCTCACGTGACTTCTTAGGTCGTGTGGAGCAGATGCGAAAATCTGGTTTTACATATACTGATGAAAACGGTAGGAAATGGACTGGTGATAATGCGATTGCTAAATCACTTGGTTACAATTCTACCGATTTCCGAACAGTGTATGCGATTGCAAAAGACGAGCGTAGATCAGATATGGTTGCCACAGCCAAACGTCTCAGAGACAAAGAAGGAATGAATAATTCTGAGATTGGTCGAAAAATGGGAATTAATGAATCATCTGTTCGATCACTCCTTGATCCAAATTCCGAGTCAAGAATGAAACAGGCCAGAGACACGGCCAAATTCTTGAAAGAACAGGTTGATAAAAAAGGCATGGTTGATGTCGGTGCCGGTGTAAACAATGATCTGAAAATCACAAAAGAAAAACTGGATCAGGCATTGTTTATATTACAGGCTGAAGGAGGCTATGAGGTTTATGGAGGTAGATTCTCACAGGTCACAAATAAAGGTCAGATGACGACTCAGAGAGTTCTTTGTAAACCAGGAACACCGCATAGTGCAATCTACGATTTTGATAATGTCAAGACAGTCACTGATTATATTTCCAGAGATGATGGGAAGACCTATGAAAAGAAATTCACATATCCTGAAAGCTTAGATTCCAAGCGTCTTATGATTCGTTATAAAGAAGATGGCGGCATTGATCGAGATGGAACTGTTGAACTTAGGCGAAATGTACCGGATCTGTCGCTTGGCGAATCCAAATATTCTCAGGTCCGCATCATGGTTGACGGAAAGAAATATATCAAAGGCATGGCAGTCTACAAAGATGATAAAGATTTTCCGCCAGGAGTCGATGTTATATTCAACACCAATAAATCTAAAAGTGTTCCAAAACTGGAGGTTCTCAAAGATGTGAAACCAGATCCGGACAACCCCTTCGGCTCTCTTATTAAAGATGCCGATCAAGGCGGGCAGTATTGGTATACCGACGAAAATGGTAAGAAGAAGCTCGGCCTTATTAATAAGCGATCTGATGAAGGTGATTGGACCGAATGGAAAGATGCTTTACCATCTCAGTTCTTATCCAAACAGTCAAAAGCTATGGCAGAAAAACAGCTTGGCATCGCTAAAGCAGACAAGCAGGCAGAATATGAAGCTATCATGGCTCTGACCAATCCGACTGTGAAGAAATATTATCTTGATAAATTCGCAAGCAGTTGTGACTCAGCAGCCGTACATCTTAAAGCAGCCGCATTACCGGGTCAGAAATACCATGTTATTCTACCTGTCACATCTCTGAGTGAGAAAGAAGTATATGCTCCAGGATATCCTGATGGAAGTAGGCTTGCCCTTGTTCGATATCCTCATGGTGGTACATTTGAGATTCCTATCTGTACAGTCAACAACAAAAACAAAGATGCTATCAAGATGATTGGTAAGGATTCCATCGACGCGATTGGTATCAACAGTAAAGTTGCTGAACGATTATCTGGAGCTGACTTCGATGGCGACACCGTAATGTGTATCCCTACTCATGATCGTGCCGGAAAGGTTAAGATTGCCAGTCGTCCGCCTCTTGAAGGACTCGAGGGATTCGATCCTAAGATGAATTATCAAGGTGAGAAGAAGACTGGATCTGATGGTAAAGAACATTGGTATCGAGACGGCAGAGAATACCAACTCATGAAGAAAACCGACACTGAGATGGGTAAAATCTCTAATCTGATTACCGATATGACTATCATCGGAGCTACTGATGATGAATTAGCTCGTGCTGTAAGACACAGTATGGTTGTCATTGATGCTGAAAAACATCATCTGGATTACAAACAGAGTGAAAAAGACAATAACATTCAGGCGTTAAAACAGAAGTATCAGATCAAGGTCGACGAGACCGGAAAGATCAAATACGGCGGTGCATCCACCCTTATTTCCAGAGCCAAAGGAGAAGTTACTGTTGATAAGCGACAGGGAACTCCTAAACCAAACCTCCCGGGTAAAGAATGGTATGATCCATCCAGACCTGACGGAGCTCTTATCTACAAGAAAGCTGACGATGCTACCTATACTGTCAAGAAAGTGGATAAGAAGACTGGCGAGGTAACGGAGGTAACTAAGAAGCGTACCGATAAGAGTAACCGTATGTCTGAAACCGATGACGCTATGACCTTGGTATCTAAGTATAGACATCCAATGGAACTTGTGTATGCTGATTACGCTAATAGCATGAAAGCTATGGCCAACAAAGCAAGGCTTGAGTCCAGTAAAGCCGGTAAGATAGCCTACAGTAAGGATGCTAAGAGGAAGTATCAGGAGGAGTACGATAGTCTTATAAGAAAATTGACAATCGCTGAATCAAATACGCCTCGTGAACGAGCTGCCCAGCGTATGGCTAATGCTACTGTACAGAGAAAACAGAAAGCCGCTGAAGAAGCAGGTGTTAAACTTAAACCTAAGGATGTCAAGAAAGCAAGTCAGCAGGCTCTTACTAAAGCAAGAGAAGAAGTTGGTTCTGTTTCAAGAAGAGACAGAAATATTGTCATCACAGATAGAGAATGGGAAGCTATACAGGCAGGTGCGGTCAGTGAGTCTGTATTAAAACGTATTCTTAATAATTGTGATCCGGATTCATTACGACAAAGAGCAATGCCAAAAGAAACAAAAGTTTTAAGTCAGGCTAAAATCAACAGAATCAAAGCAATGTCAGCTTCGTATACAATTCAGCAAATTGCTGACAAACTTGGAATTTCAACATCAACAGTTTCAAAGTATTTGAAAGGAGCGAATTAGTTAAATGGATGATTTCAGATTAACAACATTTGACAATCCTTACGATCCATTCGAACAGTTCACTCTTTGGTACTTGTTCGATACTGAAAAAGGTTACAACACTTGCGGAAAACTGGATCGTATTTCCAATTATTCAGATGATATGACTGAAAAAGAAGTCAATGATGAACATAATCGAGCAATTGATGAGTTAATATCATTTGATTTCTTGAATATTTACAAAAAAGTTCCGCGAAATTCGAAAGTTGCGCTGGATTTAGGCGCTGCCCCGGTGTAATCCGATGTCAAAGCATAGGGGGAGGGTCGCTAAAAAAGCACCCCCTCCCTGCATCGCGCCGGTCTTCAAAAAATCTCCGGCGGGATCTTTCTGGAAACAATTTATATTTTTTATGTTGCCTTCAGAGGGATTTACAGAACTACAAAGACATTTAAGCCGTGTGTATTTCTCCTTTCAAGATTTGTACCGTTTCATATTAGGTCCTCCGATAATCAATAGGTTTTGTAAATTCCTCTAAAGACAGCATAAAATCATCATAAAATCATCAATGTCAATTGAATAGCTAATGATAACTATCTATAAGGAGGCGTAAACGATGCCAAAGGTGAGTAAAACTGAACGGCGTCCTCCACTTACGCCGGAAGCAAAAGAAAACCAGATGATATCTCTTGCGATGGATTGCGCAGAAAGGCAGATGCTTGAGGGTACAGCTTCTTCTCAGGTTATAACACATTTTTTGAAGTTGGGATCAGAGAGAGAAAGACTTGAACGGGAGAAACTTGAAGAAGAGAATAAGCTTCTGAGAGCGAAAACAAAAGCATTGGAAGAGAGTGCTGAAACAAAAGTCGTGTATGAAGAAGTTCTCCGAGCCATGCGTGACTATAGTGGAGCAGGTGATCCGGATGAGTATTAAAACATATTCTGAACTAATCACATTCCAGACTTTCGAAGAACGGTACAAGTATCTTCGTATTGGAGGTGTAGTTGGTCAGGAGACATTCGGGTTCGATAGATATTTGAATCAAATTTTTTATAAATCTCCAGAATGGTTATCAGTGAGAGATAAGGTGATTTTACGGGACAGCGGATGTGACCTTGGAATTCCAGGGAGAGAGATTTATAGCAAAATCCTTGTCCACCACATGAATCCAATTACGAAACAGGATATTCTTCAGAGAAGTGATTTGTTGCTGAATCCAGAATATCTGATTTGTACCGTTAAAAGAACCCATGACGCAATTCATTACGGAGATGACTCTATATTATGGAGCGATCCTGTAGAACGGCATAGAAACGACACTTGTCCATGGAAGAAATAAAGAGAGGTAGCCTGATGAATGAAAGTATTCTGACATCAATAAAAGCACAGCTTGGTATTCAAGAAGAGTATACCGCTTTTGATCAACAGATTGTCATGCATATTAATTCGGTGCTTATGGTGTTGAAGCAGCTTGGTGTAGGTCCCGTAGCTGGTTTTGTTATTTCAGATAAAACCGCCATCTGGAGGGACTTTCTTCCATCCGATAAGAACCTTGAGGCAACGAAGTCTTATATTGGAATGAAAGTGAAAATGTTATTTGATCCTCCGACGACTTCTGTTGTAGCCGATAGTATGAATCGAATGATCAACGAACTTGAGTGGAGATTGAATTCGGAAGCAGAAAGCGAGGAGGTGATATAGATGGAAACTGATTTCTTAGCCCATCATGGCGTAAAAGGTCAGAAATGGGGAGTTCGACGCTATCAGAATAAAGACGGGAGTCTTAATCGATCCGGTCAGAAGAAAGCTAAGAAAATGAAAGAACAGTATACACGGCTTACCGGAAAACAGTTAAGAAAAAATCCGACTAAAAAATCGTCAAGTCAAAAACCGAAGCAGAAGAGTATCAGTGAAATGTCTGATGATGAAATCCGTAGCAAGATTAATCGCATCAAGCTGGAAAAAGAACTTCGAAGTCTGAGTCCCAAACAAGTGTCCAAAGGAAGAGCATTCATTGATAAAGTAACAAAGGATATAATTGCTCCAGCGGCAACTGATGTGGCCAAGCAAGTTGTAAAATCAAAGCTTACGGATGCCGCTAATCGAAAATTCGGATTTGATGACGACTTAAAAGTGTATACCAATAATAAGAAAAAATAGGAGCAATTAGAACATGGCATTATCGAACACCGCCGTACCGAAGTATTATGGCATGTTTCGAGATGCCGTAATCAGGAGAGAAATTCCAGTTTGTGAAGAAGTATCTCTTGAGATGAACCGAATTGATCAACTCATTGATAATCCACGATACTGGTATGACAATCAGGCCGTTGAGGGGTTTATTCACTATTGTGAGAATGAGCTTACATTGACCGATGGTAGTGATCTATATCTCCTCGATTCTTTCAAATTGTGGGCCGAACAAATTTTTGGATGGTATTACTTTATCGAGAGAAGTATTTTTGTTCCGTCAGAAACGGGTAGCGGCGGCCACTATGAGATAAGACGGATCAAGAAGAGGTTGATCACCAAGCAGTATCTGATTGTGGCCAGGGGCGCGGCAAAATCCATGTATGCGTCTTGTCTGCAGAATTACGAATTGAATGTTAATACAGCAACAACGCATCAGGTTACAACTGCCCCGACCATGCCTCAGGCTGAAGAGGTCATGTCACCGATTCGAACTGCTATCACCAGAGCAAGAGGACCGTTATATAAGTTCCTCACTGAGGGCTCACTCCAGAACACGACTGGATCTAAAGCGAATCGTGTTAAACTGGCTTCAACAAAAAAGGGAATTCAGAATTTTCTTACAGGATCACTTTTGGAAGTCAGACCTATGTCCATTGACAAACTGCAGGGATTGCGTGTCAAGATAGCGACCGTTGATGAATGGCTTTCCGGCGATATACGGGAGGACGTTATCGGCGCATTGGAGCAGGGTGCCGCAAAAGAGCAGAGTGGTGGTTCGAATGATGATTACCTTATTGTAGCCATCAGTTCAGAAGGAACTGTCCGTAATGGATCTGGTGACACGATCAAAATGGAGTTAATGAAAATACTCAAAGGTGAGTATAAAGCTCCTCATACATCCATTTGGTGGTATAAGCTGGATTCCATAGATGAGGTAAACGATCCGGATAAGTGGATTAAGGCAAATCCAAATCTTGGAAAGACTGTAAGTTATGAAACTTATCAGCTAGATGTAGAACGAGCTGAAAACAATCCGGCCGTTCGTAATGATATTCTTGCCAAACGATTCGGTATTCCGATGGAAGGATACACCTACTACTTCACATATGAGGAAACTCTTCCACATCGGCATAGAGAATACTGGCAAATGCCTTGTTCCATGGGAGCTGACTTATCTCAGGGAGACGATTTCTGTTCTTTCACTTTCTTATTTCCACTGTCGAATAATGCTTTCGGAATAAAAACCCGAAACTACATATCGGAGCTCACTCTGAGTAAACTTCCCACAGCAATGCGAATCAAATACAACGAATTTATGAATGAAGGCAGTCTTATTATTATGCCCGGAAACATTCTTGATATGATGCAGGTTTATGAAGATTTAGATAATTTCATAGCTGAAGCAGAATATGATGTTCGCTGTTTAGGATATGATCCATATAATGCAAGGGATTTTGTGGAAAGATGGGAAAGAGAGAACGGTCCGTTCGGAATCGAAAAAGTCATCCAGGGGGCTAAAACAGAGTCGGTTCCGCTTGGTGAGTTGAAGAAATTGTCAGAAGAAAGAATGCTCATTTTTGATGAGTCACTTATGTCTTTTACTATGGGAAACTGTATAGCTATAGAAGATACAAACGGAAACCGTAAATTGTTGAAACGGCGACATGAAGCAAAAATTGATGCTGTTGCAGCCATGATGGACGCTTTTGTCGCTTTTAAATTAAACAGAGAAGCCTTTGAATAGGGGGGATGGAGATATTGAACAATGACGAATTAATGCATTATGGTGTGTTGGGTATGAAATGGGGTGTCCGCAGAGGACATGTCGAATCAGCTTATACCAAAGCAGTTACCAAACGAAAAAAGATTGGAGTCAAATGTAACTAAGGCCAAGCAGAAATACGAGCGAGCAACAATCAAAGCTAATACCGGAGCTTCTGCGAAATATAAAAAGTTACAGACAAAAGCGGATAATTATCAGAGAAAATCTGATAAGAAAAACAGCGGTCTTTTTAAAAATGCAGAGGCGGCCGCTAAGTTTCAAGCTAAGGCTACCAAATATCAAACAAAAGCCAATAAATACAAGGCCGCATATGATAAACGAACAACGAAGGCTGGTGGTTCAAAAGTTCGATATATTAAAGCTAAAAAGAAAGCTGAACGATGGACCAGAGCCATGAACAAAACTTTTAAAAATTATAAAGTATCTGATTTACCTGAAAAACAGGTTAACTCAGGTCGTGATTTCTTAAAAAGTATAAAGTAAACCAGGTGGTTTAATGAAAAGTTGAAGGAGGAGAATTGATATGGAATTAAAAGATACCATCGAGCTCATGAACAGTTCTGACTACAAAGACCGGTTCAAAGCTGAATACCAGCAGGTAAAAATCCGCCATGAGAAGTTACATAAAATGCTTGTTAAATGGGATGCTGGAACTCTTGATTTTGAACCAACCTGCAGTAAAGCACTCCTTATGGAGCAGGAACGCTATATGCGCGAATATATTCGTTGCTTAGAGACAAGAGCTGAAATCGAGGGTGTTGATCTGTAATAATAAATTTTTTTACCCACAGGTTAGCCAAAACTAACTAAAAGGAGATTTTATGTCATTAAATTTAAGTACCAGGCTTGTACATGCCTGGAATGCTTTTACCAGTCGAGATCCGACACAGTATATAATCACTGGTCCGGGATATTCTTCACGTCCGGATAGGCCACGGCTTAGCCGAGGAAATGAAAAATCGATAGCGACATCCATATTCAACAGGATCGCCCTTGACGTATCATCGGTAAGTATCAAACATTGCCGACTGGATAAAAACGGTCGTTATGTGGAAGATATCGATTCCGGATTAAACAACTGTCTGACCTTGGAAGCCAATAAGGATCAGACAGGTCGAGCATTTATTCAAGATGCCGTGCTATCGATGCTGGATGAGGGATGTGTAGCTTTGGTTCCGGTTGAAACCACCATTGATCCAAAAAACTCAAATTCATACCAGATTGATTCTATGCGGACCGGAAAAATTACTGAATGGTATCCCGATATGGTAAGGGTCCGTTTATATAATGATCGAACCGGCGAAAAAGAGGAGATTTTATTTCCTAAAAGCCAGGTGGCCATTATTGAAAATCCACTGTATGCAGTGGTTAACGAATATAACTCAACTATGCAGCGTCTTATAAGAAAACTCAGTTTGCTGGATGTGACAGATGAACAAACGGCGTCCGGAAAACTGGATTTGATTATTCAGCTTCCTTATGTAATAAAGACAGAAGCCCGACGTGAGCAGGTTGAGCGCAGGCGAAAGGATATTATTAAGCAGTTGGCTGGCTCTCAGTATGGCATTGCGTATACAGATGGAACAGAAAAGATTACTCAGTTAAACCGTTCGCTGGAAAACAATCTGTTGAAACAGGTTGAGTACCTTACCAATATGGTTTATAGCCAGTTAGGTATTACACAGTCGGTGCTTGATGGTACCGCTGATGAAAAAACGATGCTGAATTATACGAACCGCACTGTGGAACCTATAATTTCAGCCATTGTAGATGAATTAAAACGAAAATTTCTTACAAAGACCGCTCGGTCGCAGTTACAGTCTATTGTCTATTTCAGAGATCCATTCCGACTGGTTCCAGTCAATGATATCGCAGAAATTGCTGATAAGTTCACTCGAAACGAAATCATGACCTCTAATGAGATCAGACAGATCGTTGGTATGCAGCCATCTAAAGATCCAAAAGCAGATGAGTTAGTTAACAGTAACATTAGTCAGGCTAAACAGGACATACCTCAGACTTCAAATGCTACCGAAGTAAACGAAGAAGGAGGAGACAGTCAAAATGGTTAATTGCGATTTCAGTGGTTACGCCACCCGGAATGATTTGCTTTGTGGTGACGGTCGAACTATTCGAAAAGATGCGTTCAAAGAGAATGACGGTTGCGAAGTTCCGCTTGTTTGGAATCATGAACATAATGATCCGAATGCCGTGTTGGGACATGCGGTTCTTGAAAACAGAGAAGACGGCGTATATGCCTACGGTGTATTTAATGATACCGAACAGGGACAGACCGCGAAGAAGCTTGTCCAGAATGGCGATGTACGATCACTGTCTATTTGGGCAAATCAGTTAAAACATATCGGTAAAGATGTGATCCACGGAAACATCAGGGAGCTCAGTCTTGTACTGGCTGGAGCAAATCCCGGTGCTTACGTGGATTTTGTTATGGCACATAGCGCAGACGGTGAAGAAGAGCTTGAGGCATCTTGGGATGAGCATATTATGCTCTATCACTCGGCCGATGTAGAAGAAAAGAAAGGAGATTCGAAATTGGCGGAAGAGACCAAAAACGAAGAAACAAAGCCAGAAGAAAGTAAATCTGGAGAAAAGACAATCCAGGATATTCTTAAAACCCTTAACGAAGAGCAGACAGATGCCGTAGCAGCGGTTATCGGTATGGCTCTTGAAGAAAATGGAGAAGAAGACAGCTCCGATGATGAAAAAGGAGGAAATGTAGTGAAACATAACGTGTTCGACAATGAAGATACAAAACAGGGCACTGTACTCAGTCATTCTGATGAACAGAAGATCATCGCTATGGCAAAACAGAGCAATGTTGGAAGCCTTAAACAGGCCATGGAGATTTTTGCGGAAGAAAATGCTGAGACACTGGCTCACGGCGTATTTGACGACGAGGTAGAAGCCCTGTTCCCAGAGTATGAGCTGCTGAAGAAAGGTGAGCCGGATACTCTCGAAAGAGATCAGACATGGATCGATTCCGTAATGTCTAAAATTCATAAATCTCCATACAGCAGAATTCGTACCCGCCAGGCAGATGCTCGCATCGCTGAGCTGAGAGCCAAAGGTTATCAGAAGAAGGGTAATTACAAAGAAGATATGGCTAAGATTAAGCTTCTCAGCCGTACTACAGATCCACAGACTGTGTATATCAAAGATCAGATGCATCGTGATGACGTCGTGGACATCACCGATTTCGATGTAGTTGCTTATCAGTGGAAAATGATGCGACATGTTCTGAACGAAGAACTTGCCCTGGCAGCACTTGTTGGAGATGGTCGTGAAGACGGTGATCCGGACAAAATCCATGAAGATCATATTCGTTCTATTTGGCATGATGATGAGCTGTACTGCATCCATCAGGATGTTGATTTTGAAGCGGCGAAAACTAAGCTGCAGGGAACTAATACTGGAGCAAACTTCAGTGAGAACTATATCAAAGCGGAGGCAATGATTGAAGCTGCACTGTATTCCAGAGAGAAATTTAAAGGAACCGGTACACCAGATCTGTACTGCACACCGCATCTGCTTAATGTGATGCTTCTGGCTAGAGATCTCAATGGTCGTCGTATCTACGATTCCAAGGCTGATCTTGCTGCGGCACTCAATGTTGCATCCATCCAGACTGTTGAGCAGTTTGAGGGGCTTGAGCGAACATCTTCCAACGGAAAGAGAAAACTGCTTGGTCTGTTTGTAAATCTGGCAGACTATCAGTTTGGTTCCACTAAAGGTGGCGAAGTTACCAAGTTTGAAGATTTCGATATGGACTTCAACCGCTACAAATACATGTTGGAGACAAGACTCTCCGGTGCGCTCACTCAGGTATATTCCGCTATCGCTCTTGAGGAGCCGGTAGCCTAAATCGCATAAGGAGGATAAGTCATGATCGAAAAAATTCGTCCAGTCGCTGACGACGTGAATGTCGCAGTGAGAAAAGTTTACGGAAAAGCAAACGATGCCTATGCATATTACGATTCTGCTTGTAAGAACAAAGTGACTTGCGCTGAGCTGCAGGATGCGTATGTTAAAGGACTTATGATCGATGTTGCTGGTACATTATATAAACCGATCAGCTGTGCAGTTGCGGGAAATGTAGCGACTGTTACATATGTGACGACAGATTCTGCTACAGCCACAACCGCCAAACTTGCGACAGTTAAGTCTGACAAATAATTAAGGAGTGAATCGATATGAGTAAATGGTTCGGCAAGATAGGATTCACTCTTCCGGTAAGGGAGATTGAACCGGGGGTATGGGATAGCCTTGTTGAAGAGCATGAGTATTACGGTGATATGACTAGCAACCGTTGGAAGCGTCAGAGTTCAGGGGAGATTAACGACAATCTCAATCTAGCGAATGTTCTGAGCATCTTGGCTGACCCATTTGCTTTCGAGAATCATTCTTATGTAGCATATGTCGATATCCTGGGGACGAAATGGAAAGTGACTGATGTCGAACTCCAATACCCCAGGATGATCTTGTCTATAGGAGGTGTTTGGAATGGGAACTCGCCTGGAACTGCAGAGTAAGTTAGAAGAAATGCTCGGTTGTAGGCATGTTTACTTCCAACCACCAGAATCAGTCAAAATGGAATACCCAGCAATAGTGTATTCCAGGAGTAGCGTTAAAAAAGTCAGTGCTAACAATACTGGCTATTTACTTATGAACAAATACAGCGTGGTAGTGATTGACAAGAAACCTGACAACAAAGTCATCTCTATATTATTGATGCTTCCATATTGTGCTTATGATACATCATACAAATCTGAAAATCTCTATCACGATGTGTTGACATTATATTTTTAAGGAGGATTAATATGTCCAAACTTGTATGGGATAAAGTCGGCGAAAGACTTTACGAGACAGGTGTAAGCAAAGGCGTCGTATATCCTCAGGAAGGTTCTGCGTATCCAAAAGGTACGGCATGGAATGGTCTTACAGCCATCAATGAATCCCCTGAAGGCGCTGAAGCAAATGCCATGTATGCAGACAATATTAAATATCTCAATATTCTGTCTGCCGAGGAATTCAAAGCCACAATTGAGGCTTATATGTATCCGGATGAATTTAAACCATGTATCGGAGCAGCTGAACTCGTCGAAGGTGTTTCGTTAGGTCAGCAGGATCATAAAACATTTGGTTTGTCTTACCAGACAATCATCGGTAATGATGTAGATAACAATGCTCACGGTTATAAGATCCATCTTGTGTATGGATGTCTCGCAGCGCCGTCTGAAGCAGACTACAGTTCAGTTAACGACAGTCCTGAGGCTGCTACAATGTCATGGGAAGTTTCCACTACACCTGTAGAAGTCGACGGTTTCAAGCCAACCGCTACATTAGTGCTTGATTCCACTAAACTTAGCGCAAAGAAGATGGCGGCTATCGAAAAAGTTCTGTATGGTGACACAGACACTGAAGCACGTCTTCCGTTACCGGATGAAGTAAAAACAATTCTTGCAACAGTGACAGACTGATCTAAGATCGATTTCAAGAGGCTCTAGTTTATACAGGGCCTCTTTTTTTAAATGAGAAAGGAGAAATTATGTTCAAAAAAACTATTTCATATGAGGATTACAATGGAGTAAAAAGAACTGAAGATTTTTATTTTCATTTTAGCAAAGCGGAAATCGTTGAAATGCAGCTGAGTACAGTAGGCGGTCTGGATGCCACTATTAAAAGAATTGTAGCAGCAAACAATGAACCGGAAATTATCAAGTATTTCAAAGACCTGGTTCTTAAAGCTTACGGTGAGAAGAGTGCTGATGGTCGAAGATTCATGAAGAGCCCGGAGATCTCCAGAGCTTTCGCAGAGACCGAAGCATATTCCGTTCTGTTTATGGAGCTTGCGACTGATGCAAAAGCAGCTGCAGAGTTTGTCAATGGACTGTTACCAGCCGACATCAGAGAGCAGGCCAAAATTGAGGCTGATAAAATTGTAGCTGAACAGTTTCCAGAGGCTTAATAAGTAGGAAGATTATGGAGGGATGAGAATGCTAGAAGTAACTGTTCCAGCTGTGGAAATGTGGGATGACGAGAAGGGGGAATTCGTATCCTCTACCGAGTTCAAAGAATGGCGTCTGCAACTGGAGCATTCTCTTATTTCTCTGTCAAAATGGGAAGCCAAGTGGCATAAACCTTTCTTTTCCAAGAAAGATAAAACCTTGGCGGAAATTATAGATTATATAAAATGTATGACCATTACCGAAAATGTTCCGCAGGAAGTGTATGAAAGAATAAGTCATGATTCGAAAATAATTGAAGACATATCAAACTACATAAATGATCCTATGACTGCCACAACTTTTCGAAAGGAACCAGCTCGAAAAGGCACTAATGAGATGATCACCAGTGAATTGATTTACTACTGGATGATTGCTCAGGGGATTCCGGCGGAATTTGAACGATGGCATATAAACCGATTATTAACACTTATACGGGTTTGCAATGCTAAAAACTCACCGGGTAAAAAGATGAGTAGTAGTGCTGTAACCAGGCGCAACGAAGCGTTGAATAAAGCTCGTAGAGCGAAGTACCATTCGAAAGGATGATTTAATGAAAAAAGGAATTGATATCAGTTATCACCAGGGGGCTATCGACTTTAGCAAAGTGAAAAAATGCGGAATCGACTTTGTAATCCTGAGATCAAGTTATCGTAAAACAACTGATACAAGATTTTTTGAGTATGTAAAGAAATGTAAGGCGGTAAACCTTCCTATTATAGGGGTATACCATTTCATTTATGCGCTCAGTGAAACACAGGCACTCGCCGAAGCTCAGTTTTGTGTTTCACAGGTTAAAAAAGCAGGACTTGGAAAGGACATATACATTTTTGCCGATTTTGAGGGTGATACAGTTCTCAAAGCCAAAAAAGCAGGAGTTACTTTAGGAAAAAGCGAATGCAATAAATTCACAGAGATCTTCTGTAATTATGTGAAATCTCAGGGATATAAACCGGGTGTTTATGCCAATGGTGATTATTATAAGAACTGGTATTCGAAAGATTTACTTTCTAAGTATCCGATTTGGCTGGCCGATTATGAGGGAGGTCCTGATTTTGCATGTATCATTCAGCAGTTTACGGATTCTGGGCGAATTGCCGGAATTAATGGAAACGTAGATATGAATCACTGGTATGGTGAATCTACTGGCAATGTGAAAGTACGATCCCGTCAGGCTGTAGTCGATCTTATCTGTTCTTGGGAAGGACTGAACGAAGCAGATGGTTCTTATAAGAAAATTGTAGATATCTACAATTCATATACAGGTACTTTCCCACGCGGCGTGAAGATGAAGTACGGGTGGGCCTGGTGCGCTTGTACATGGTCTGCCGCTGCTATCAAACTCGGTTATACCGACATTATGCCTATTGAAATAGGGTGCGAAGAACTTATCAATCGGGCCAAGAAAATGGGTTGTTGGGTAGAAGCGGATGATTATGTACCAAGCATCGGAGATGCAGTGTTGTATGATTGGGACGATAATGGAATTGGCGACTGCACCGGATACGTCGATCATATTGGAACCATTGTCGAAGTACATAAGAGCCTTGGCTATTCCGTCGCGATGGAAGGTAACTATAAAGATGCGGTTCGTAGACGTAAACTTGCTATCAATGGCCGGTATATCAGAGGATACGTCACACCGAAATATACGGACAATACCATTTCATACGTTCCTCCATCAAAGACCGATACAACAGTGAAATCTGAAAGGAGCGGTTATATGTTTAATCCAGAAGTTGTGAAGAATGGTTGTAAAGGCACTTCCGTTCTTTTAGTACAGGAAATTCTCAAATCTAGGGGATTCAAAGGATCTGATGGTAAAGATCTCAGCCTTGATCGAGAAGCAGGTTCGAACACCATCTATGCTATTAAGCAGTATCAGAAATCCAGAGGGCTTACTGTTGATGGTGTTTGTGGTACAAATACATGGAAAGATCTTATCGCAATCTAACGAGGTAATACATGATTGAATTCAGACAAAAGGGAGATTTCTCGAAACTTTCAAAGTTCCTTGAGAGAGTAAAAGAAGCGGCCAGAATTGGCGACCTGGATAAATACGGGCGAGCTGGTGTGGCCGCCCTTTCGTCTGCAACGCCGGTAGACACAGGTAAGACCGCCGCTTCATGGACTTATGAGATAAAACGTCAAAATGGATCTGTATCCATAGAATTCCATAATACAAATGTGAATAAAGGAGTTCCAATCGCTATTATTTTGCAGTACGGACATGTTACCGCAACCGGGGGCTGGGTAGAAGGAAGAGATTATATCAATCCTGCTATTCAGCCTATTTTTGATCAGATTGCCAATGATGCATGGAAGGAGGTTACCGGAAAATGAGTGAGACAATAGACAGTAAAGTCGTAGAATTGCGGTTCGACAATAAAGATTTCGAAGCAAATACTCGGATCACCATGTCAACTCTTGATAAACTTAAAGAAAAATTGCATTTTCCAGGAGCTTCCAAGGGTCTTGAGGAAATTGGGGATACTGCTAAAAGAGTTGATTTCTCAGGTATGAGCAGTGGTGTAGAAACTGTTCAGGCTAAATTGTCAGCCATGCAAGTCGTCGGTATTACCGCATTGCAGAATATTACAAATGCGGCCATGACAGCCGGTAAACAGCTTACAGATGCTATTACCATTGATCCAGTAAAAGACGGATTTGCGGAGTATGAGACTCAGATGAATGCGGTTCAGACTATTCTTGCAAATACACAGAAAGAGGGCACTAATGTTGAGACTGTCAATAAAGCCCTTGATGAATTGAACACATATGCTGATAAGACTATTTATAACTTCACGGAAATGACTCGTAACATTGGTACGTTTACAGCGGCCGGTGTTAAACTTGATGCCTCTGTATCAGCGATTAAAGGTATCGCCAATCTTGCGGCTGTCTCTGGTTCAACTTCTCAGCAGGCATCCACTGCAATGTATCAGTTATCCCAGGCGCTTGCCGCTGGCAAAGTTCAGCTCATGGACTGGAACTCAGTAGTTAACGCCGGTATGGGTGGTCAGGTATTTCAGGATGCCCTTATTCGAACTTCTGAGCATCTGCAGACCGGAGCTAAAGCTGCCATCGAAGCGCAGGGATCATTCAGAGAATCATTACAGGATGAATGGCTTACCACTGATGTTCTTACCCAGACACTCGATCAGTTTGCTACAGCAGCTGATACGCAGGAAGAATATAACGCAGCTATCCAGAAATTTGTTGATCAGGGATATACCCAGGAACAGGCTAAAGAAATGGCCGATATGGCCAAAACCGCCGGTGACGCAGCTACGAAAGTTAAGACATTCACTCAGCTTATCGATACATTAAAAGAAGCACTTGGATCAGGATGGACAAAAACGTGGCAGCTCATAGTTGGAGATTTTGAAGAAGCCAAGGAAGTTTGGACCAAAGTCAGCGATGTTCTTGGCGGTTTTATCAATAAAGCGTCAGATGCACGTAACGCTATCGTGGAAGCTGCGATGGGCAATCCATACAGTGATCTTGCTAAAAATATCCAGAAAGTAACGGATGCCACAAGTGATTACAAAGATATTGTCGACTCTGTTATCCGAGGTAACTATGGTAATGGACAGCCACGATTCGATAAGCTTGCATCCGAAGGTTATGACTGGGCAAGAGTACAAAACTTGGTCAATGAGCGGTTGGGGTGCTCTTTCCGGTATACTGAAGAACTTACTACTTCTCAGGAAGATCTTAACAAAGAGCAGGAGAAGACGATTGAGTCAATTCTCAAAATGTCAGACGCTGAGCTGAAAAAGAATGGTCTTACCAAAGAGGATGCGAAAGCCCTTAAAGAGTTACAAAAACAGTCTGAGAAAACGGGAATACCAATCACTGATCTTATTAATAATATCGATCAGCTGAGTGGAAAAGAGTTACTTCATGGGTCAGTGGCCAATATGGGCAACGCATTAATCAATCTTTTTACTGAGATACATAATGCTTGGCAGGAAGTGTTTGATCCGATTTCTGCAATGACACTATATAACATCATCGCAAACATGCATCGTATTACTTCGAAATTCTTGAAATTCACAGAAGACAACGGGGGCGAGCTTACGAGGACGTTGGCTGGTCTTTTTGCTTTATTGGATATCATTCGTCAGTGCCTTGGAGGGTCTTTGAAATTTTCAATCAAAGCCATCAATGCGGTTCTCAGTGTCTTTGGTATGAATACCCTTGATCTCACAGCAGATCTTGGCGACTTACTGGTGAAATTTGATAAATGGCTGAAGAAAACAGATCCATTTACGCAAGGGTTTACAAAGGTCGGAGAAGGAATTAAATTCATCATCGAACAGTTTCAGAAACTCAAGGAATATCTTGATACGATTCCAGAATTTCAGGCATTCACTGCGGAACTGGATAGTTTTAAGGAATCCTTGAAAGGATTATCGTTTGAAGATGTATTGAAGCGTTTTGAAAAGTTTGTAGCATATCTTGAAAACAAACTTCCGAAAGGAATGAAAAACGTCGGTAAAAATGTTATTTCCGGATTCAAAAACGGATTGTCTTCAGGTAAAACAGAGATTCCGAAAATACTATCCAATATTGGTATCCGACTTCTCAAAGCGATTAAGAAAGTGCTTGGTATTCACTCTCCTTCGAAAGAGATGGAGAAAGTTGGTGAGTACACTCTTTCCGGTCTTTGGAACGGTCTTACATCTGGAAAAGATAAGATTGTTGATTTCTTTAAGAATCTTGGATCTGACATGCTTGATAAGTTGCAAGGGGTTAACTGGAGCAGTGTCATAGCCAGTGGTATTGGTGTAGGCGTTGTTTTGGGTCTTAAACGGTTATCTGATATCGTGGATAAAGCTCTTAGTCCAGCTGAAGGAGTTGGAAAGGTTCTTTCTGGAGCCGGAGAAGTTCTTGAGGAATCAACAAAGAAGGTTCCGAAAATTTTGAATAATGTTGCCAAAGTCGTGAAGAGTTTTTCAAAAGTTCTCAAAGCTAAAGCGTTCAAAACCCGTGCTGAGGGTGTTAAGGATTTGGCAATTGCAATTGCTATTCTTGCTGGATCATTGTTCATTTTATCAACAATCAATACTGATGCACTCCACAATGCCGAAGAAGCCATGCTTATCTTAGTTGGCGTATTGGCCGTGATGACTTATGTTATGGATAAGCTGTCATCTGCTTCTGCGTCTATCGGAAAAGGCGGAGTTAAAATTGATGGTTTGAAATCTGGATTAGCAGGTTTAGGTATTGCTATATTACTCATGGCTGAGTCAGTTAAGATTCTTGGTAAATTGGACAAAGATGAAATACATCAGGGAATGTTTAATGCTGGACTCTTGCTCACAGGCATTATGGCAATCATTGGTTTGTACGGTGCTCTTGTGGAAGGCGAAGCGGCTAAGAACATAGATAAAATGGGTAAAACTGTCAGCAAGATTGGTAAAACAATGCTGTTGATCGTAGGAGTTATCAAATTATTTAGCATGTTATCACCTGATGAAGTTGATAAAGGACTTGAATTTGCTGGTGTGTTTACCGGATTCGTTATCGTTCTGGCTGCCATATCGTATCTCGCTGGCGATAATATCGATTCACTTGGTAAAACAATCAAATCTATAGTCGTATCTATGGGGCTTATGATTGGGGTTGTAAAACTTGCAGGTCAGTTGAGTCCAGACGATATGATAAATGGTATCAAGTTTGCAGGAGCTTTTTTGGCATTTATTGTCGGTCTGGAACTTATAGGTAAGTTTTTAGGTGGGAAATCAATCGATGGATTGGGTAAAATGTTGTTATCCGTATCACTCTCAATGCTAATCATGGTTGGGGTTGTAAAACTTGCTGGGCAGTTGAGTCCAGACGATATGATAAATGGTGTCAAGTTTGCAGGAGCTTTTTTGGCATTTTTATCAGCTCTTATCAAAATTACATCCAAAGGTGGCGAAACTGTAAAACTTGCAGGAACATTACTTGCTGTATCGGTCGCAATCGGAATTCTTGCAGGAATATCAGTGCTGCTCGGCCTTGTCGATACAGAACAACTTATAAAAGGTGTTCTCGCTGTTACTTTACTTGGTGCAATTATGACAGCAATGATCTGGGCCACACGAGGTGCGAATGATGTAAAAGGTAATGTTATTGCTATGGCAGTTGCTATTGGAGTTATGGCAGCCGCTGTTGCCGCATTATCCCTGATTGATTCAACTAAGCTTGCCGTTGCGACAGCATGTTTAGGAGCTCTTATGGGTATGTTTGCACTCATGGAGTTAGCCGGAAGTAAAGCGTCAGGTTCTATCGTCAGTCTGATTGCTATCACAGCAGTTGTGGTAGTTCTTGCTGGCGTTTTATATCTTCTTCGTGATTTACCAGTAAAGAATTCACTTGCTGTAGCGGCATCACTGTCGATATTATTGCTTGCCATGTCTGTAACACTTGGGTTGTTGAGTATAGTCGGAGCTGCGGCGTTACCTGGATTGGTGTCATTGGCTGTGGTAACGGCTGTTGTGGCAGCTTTAGCATTTATATTGTATCAATTAAAAGACCTAGATCCTGATCAGGCTCTTGGCATGGTGAAGGCTTTGTCCATCTTCTTATTAGCGCTATCTGGATGTTGTGTCGTTTTGGCTGTTGTTGGTACCGTTGCAGTACCTGCCTTAATCGGTGTGGCCGTTCTTTCAGCATTGATATTAGCTCTTATAGGATTGACAGCCTTAGCCGCTCATATCAGTAAGACTTTACCAGATCTTGGTAAGAATCTCGGCGACTTTATGAAAAACGCAAAGCCATTTATAGAAGGGGCTAAAAATATTGATGAATCTGTTGGTAAAGGGATTAGTTCATTATGTGGAGCGATTCTGAAACTGACGGGAACTGAGATAATCAGTGCGGTAACTGCATTTCTTTCGGGAGACGCCTCGTTCTCAAAATTTGGTTCACAGTTACAGGCCTTTGGTAAAGCCATAGTTGCTTATGCAAATACCGTAAAAGGAATTAATGCTGAGGATATTCTTGCGTCTGCAAAAGCGGCCAAAGCCTTAGTTGCACTTAACGATGCGCTTCCGAAGAGTGGCGGTTTATTCGGAATGATAACCGGTAACAAAGATCTTTCAAAACTTGCCGGACAGCTGAAATCCTTTGGAACAGGATTGAATGACTACTCAAAAACTTTAACAGACGTGAATCCGGAAAAGGTATCCGGTGCTTCAAAAGCAGTTAAGAGTCTTGTTGAAGCAGTTAATGCCACGGATTCTGTAAGAGCAAATGGCGTTGGAACGTTTGTACAGGCTATTGATACACTTGCGGAAACAAACGTCAAGGGATTCATGAATGCATTCAAGGATTCCTCCTCCGATGTACGAAACGTCGGAAGCACACTTACGTCGTCATTGGCCAAGGGAATGAAGTCCAAAACATCAGCGGTTACATCGTCAGCAGCGAAAGTCGTTGACTCCATGGAGACAGCAATGTCTTCAAAAGAAAAAGAATTCCAGAGAATTGGCGTTGCGCTTATCTCAGCATTTGCTCTTGGTATTCAGGCACAGACTACACAGGCTGTAAATGCTGCCACGTATCTCGGAACAGCATCCGCTTATGGAGTTAGTCAGGCATATACCAATTTCTACACGAATGGTATTAACCTTGGCTCAGGTCTTGTGATTGGTATGAATGCTATGCAGAATTCAGTTTATAACGCTGGTTATGCGCTTGGTCAGGCTGCGGTAAGAGGAGAGAAAGCAGGTCAGAAATCTCATTCACCATCAAAGCTTACAATTCAGGCTGGTAAATGGCTTGGTGAAGGTTTGATCATTGGTATGAATGCTATGGAATCGAAAACTTATGACGCAGGGCAGAATATGGGTGAAACCGCATTTGCTTCAATTCGTAAAGCGTTATCCGGTATGAATGACTTGGTCGATTCCAATATGGACACCTCGCCGACTATCAGACCGGTGCTGGACCTCACGAATGTAAAGGCGGGAGCCGGACAAATGAATGATCTGTTTTCAGATCCATCATTCACTCCTTTAGCAACTTTAAGAGCTATTGGTAATTTATCAAACCGAAACCGTCAAAATGGAAATTCTGAGGAAGTAGTACGGGCGATTGGTAAACTTGAAAAAAGTCTTAAAAGTGTTGGTAACACTTATAACAGCATCAACGGAATCACATATGATAATGACAGTGAAATTTCTGAAGCTGTAGAAACACTTGTTAGAGCAGCAACCGTAGGAAGGAGGCGATAATTTTGGCAGATGATTTTACCGATAACTATGCTAATGCGACCACGAATTTTAATTCCAGTGTCAGCATTAATAAAATTGGTCTTCAGCAGGGAACTGACAGGACCGTTTACATTGAATGGCAGTGGGGACAGGAAAATAGTACAAAAGAGTATAAAGTAATTTGGTATTACCGTACTTCAAACGGTACGACTTTCATCGGCGATGAATCCACAACAACTCATCCGAAAGCTACATACACCGCTCCTTCAAATGCGGCTGCGGTCAGTGTCAAAGTTCAGCCTATTGCCAATACTCGAAAAGTTAACGGGAACGATTGTCTATGGTGGACAGCACAATGGTCAAAACTTAAAAATTACAGTTTTTCTGCGAATCCGCCAACGAAACCTTCTGCGCCTACGGTTACTGTAAGCAAACAGAAACTTACAGCTAGATTGGATAACCTGGATGTTCATGGAACATATATCGAATTTTATGTTGTAAAAAACGATAAGTCCAGGTATAAATCCGGAAAAGCCAAAATTATCAGTAACTCTGCGTCATGGTCATGCACATTGGCTGTTGGCGCAGATTACAAAGTGAAATGCCGTGCTTGGAGAGGTAAACTACACAGTGACTGGTCTGATTATTCATCCAGTGCTTCTTCGAGTCCGGCTACCCCAAAAGCAATCAGAACTCTGAAAGCTTTATCAGATACGGGAGTAACTTTAAGCTGGTATAGCGTGCATAATTGTACAAAGTATGAGGTGCAGTATACTACAAACAGAACCTACTTTGCGAGCAATCCAGATCAGGTTCATACCAGAACTGTTGAGGGAGTTACACACACTGAAATCACCGGTATCGAAACGGGATATCAGTATTTCTTCAGAGTTCGAGCTTACAACAGCAATGATCAGGTATCCGGATGGACGGCTGTAAAATCGTTGAAGCTTGGCAAATTACCGGCAGCCCCAACTACCTGGTCGTCTACCACTACTGCGACAGTGGGGGAGAGCGTCCGGTTGTACTGGGTTCATAATTCGGAAGATAATTCGAGTCAGACTTATGCTCAGCTTGAAACAGTGATTGATGGCGTAAAAAAGACGGAAACCATCAAAAATACAAAAACTGGAGATCATATCGACGATACCAGTTATAAAACCTTGAGCACGTCTGCTTATTCAGAAGGTACAAAAATATTATGGCGTGTTCGAACGGCTGGAGTCACTGGGAAGTACGGTGACTGGTCGGTTCAGCGAACAATCAACGTGTATGCAGTACCAACATTGCAGCTTAACATGGTGGATTCACAAGGGGTTGATATAGAGACTCTTGAGTCGTTTCCCTTATATATAAAAGGGGAAGCCAGTCCGGTAACTCAAAATGTACTTGGATATCATCTTTCAATTGTTTCGACTCAGACATACAGCACCAGTGATCGTACCGGAAATAACACGATCATAAGCCGAGGTGAGGAAGTATATTCGAAGTTCTTTGATACAGATCAGGACTTAATGGTTGAATTATCAGCTGGAAATATTGATCTGGAAAATAATATCACATACAGAGTTTCATGCACAGTTTCATTAGATTCTGGACTTACTGCTAGTGATGAGCTGGAATTCGATGTAGCTTGGACCGATCGGAACTACGGTATTAATGCCGATATTGGATATGATGAAGATACGTACTCATGTTATATCAGACCATACTGTATAGATGAAGAAGGAAATCCAATCCAGAATGTTACTTTGGCTGTATACCGAAGAGATTATACTGGCGAACTCATTGAAATAGCCAGCGGTCTTGAGAATACAGAAAACATTTATGTTACTGATCCGCATCCATCATTAGATTACGCCAGATACAGAATTGTCGCGATAACGGATGATACTGGTGCGGTAAGTTATTACGATCCTCCGGGATACCCGATCAAAGAAGTGGCAGCTATTATTCAATGGGATGAGACATGGTCTGATTTGATAACTTCGGATGTGGATGAAGCTGATATTCCAGAAGAGCCATCATGGTCCGGATCATTAGTTCGGTTACCGTATAACCTTGATGTGTCTGATAAAAATGGAGTTGATGTATCAGTGGTGGAATACATCGGGCGAAAGCGTCCGGTATCCTACTATGGTACACAGCTTGGAGAAACCTCATCCTGGAAAGTTGAAATTCCGAGATACGATACAGAAACTTTATACGCTTTACGAAGACTTGCAATCTATACAGGAGATGTTTATGTGCGAGAGCCGTCTGGAAGCGGTTATTGGGCATCTATTTCGGTATCGATCAGTCAGACACATTGTGAAGTATCCATTCCGGTATCGCTTGATATCACAAGAGTGGAGGGAGGTGTTTAACATGCCAGATTGGACTCAGTCCATGGAGCAAACTTTCGAGTATTACATGGTAGATCCTGGGTCTTGGCGTGATAAAACCCAGCTTACCGATGTGATACAAAACAACATTGAGTGGGATTCGGACGCAGATACGCTTGGGTCAGCGACGTTTGATATGAGCAGTTTGCTCGGTGAATGCTACATACGAGTGTATCTCATAACAATTCAAAATGGAATAAAAGAGAAGTTTCCAATGGGCACTTTCTTGGTACAAACACCGAAATCCAATTTCGATGGGAGATATCAGAAGGTGTCCATTGATGCTTATACTCCATTATTAGAGTTAAAAGAAAATCCTCCGCCTATTGGATACTCAATTTTAAAAGGTGGAAATGTTATGAGCAATGCATACAAAATCCTTCGTGATAACATGCGTGCTCCGGTGGTTGAAACAACTGCCACCGATAAACTCTACAATGATTTTGTGGCGAATACGAGCGATTCATGGTTAACATTCACCAAAGATCTCGTTGCGAATGCTAAATACAATTTAGGACTTGATGAAATGGGCCGTGTTATTTTCCTTCCGGATCAGGACGCGGCTTCTTTGCAGCCTGTATGGACATATACGGATGACAATAGTTCGATTTTATATCCTGATATCAGCTTAGAGCACGATATTTATGGAATACCGAATGTGGTGGAAGTCCTTTATTCAGGAAGTAATGATAATTACTATGCAAGGGTTGTTAATGATGATCCGAATAGTCCTACATCAACTGTTAACAGGGGTCGCGAAATAATTCACCGTGTTACTGATTTACAGCTTGCTGGAGAGCCTACCGATCGTCAGATCAAAGATTATGCAACCACTTTATTGTCTCAGCTTTCATCAGTTGAGTATACCTTGTCGTATTCGCATGGATATTGTCCGGTACGTCTGTACGATTGTGTCCGACTGAATTATGAAAGAGCTGGATTGATTGACATTAAAGCGAAAGTAACAAAGCAGTCCATAGAGTGTACACCAGGCTGCAAAGTAACAGAAACAGCTGTGTTTACTACAAATCTATGGAGGTGATGTCAAATGGCGTTATCAAAAGATCTGATTTCGCAGTTTGTAAAAGCTACGAATGATAATAAAGATCAAGTCGAAGAGACAACCCTCTACGGCACTATTGTTGAGAACGGCGGAGTAAGGTACGTCCGATTAGACGGGTCTGAATTACTTACTCCATATACATCAATAGTTGCAGTTAATGTTGGCGAAAGAGTCCGAGTATCTGTTGGTAAACATACCGCAGTCGTTACCGGTAATGTATCCAGTCCAGCGGCTCGAAGCGGTGATGTTGACGATCTGAATAAAAAAGTCACAGAGTTTGAGAACGTGGTGGCTGATAAAGCTACCATTAAAGATTTGGAGGTACAAAAAGGCCGAATCGATGATCTGGTAGCTGATAATGTAACAATCAAAAAGCAGCTTACTGCAGACTCAGCAGATATCAAAGATCTGAAAGCAGATAATGTTGAGATAAAAGGAACTTTGCAAGCCAATTCAGCTGAGATAGACAACCTTAAATCTACGAAAATAGATGCTGAAGTTGTTGAGGCGAATTATGCTACGATAAAGAATCTCAGTGCCGCTACAGCAGATATTAGAGATTTAAAGGCTAAGAATGCAGAAGTCACTGGCAGGTTGGAAGCCAATGAGGTGGATATTAAAAACCTGAAGTCAGACACTGCTGAAATCTCACGGTTGGTCGCTGGTAAGGTTGACGTTATCGATTTCAATGCAGAGAAAGGTCGAATCAATTCTCTTGAAGTCAAGCAGACCCAAACAGATGAGCTGGTTGCAAAGAAAGCAGACATTGATCTCGCTAATGTAAATAATGCATGGATTCAAAATGGAATTATTAAAGATGGTTCCATAGGATCAGCGGCTATCCATGATGGTGCAATTACCAATGTGAAAATTGCTGATGCCAGCATCGAAGCAGCAAAAATCAAGTCCATCAATGCAGACACTATTACTGCCGGTACGATTAAAACAGATCGGCTTATCATCACGGGTCCTGATGGAGAAGACTCTATTGTAAAAGCTATTAATCTCGCAAATGGTGTATCAGAAGCCGATGTTAACAGTCAAAAGATTCAGGCGGCATCCATAGATGTCATAGATCTTTCGGCATTCAAAGCAAAAATTGCCGGCTTTGATATGAATGGTAATGCTATTTATAGCGGAAAAGAATCTATAAAAGACCCTACGAGTGGTATTTACATATCGACAACAGGTATCGTAATGGGCGATGGAGCTCTTACCGGAAAGAACGAATCTCCTCTGCAAGCATATGCGGATGGAAGCTTCAAACTTATCGGTAAGAACTCTTTTTTTGATTTTAATACGGTTACTGGCGAACTGAATATTGAAGCGAGTAGTTTTAAAGTAGCCTCTAAGTCAGTTGCTACGAAAGATGATATCGATGATGTACGAGATGAAATCACTACATTCCTAAGCATTGAGTCGTCTAAGGGAACGGCATTTAAAAACAACAGCGTGTCGACTATATTATCGGTCATCATCTACCACGGAAAAGATAGAGTAGAAGATCCAGAACGTATGAGAGAGGTGTTTGGCTTTTCAGCATATCTTCAGTGGTATTGGCAGCGACTTGACGATGAAGCATACGGAGTGATATCATCGACTGATTCGAGACTCAGGAATGAAGGCTTTCAGTTTGTGCTGTCGCCAGATGATGTCGATGTGAAAACTGATTTCAGATGTGAATTGATTACATAGGAGGAGATATGGATAAAACACAGCAACTCATGGTATTCGCCATTGATGATAAGCTCAGATTCCCAAATCCAAGAGACACCGATGCCGAGGATGAAGACGGTATCTAATTAAAACAACACTGAATAGATATATTTAATGGACTCAATTCTTATTACAAGGGTTGGGTCTATTTTTTATGCGTAAATTTCAAAAGGAGGTTCACTTTGATGTCAAAAAAAAAAAAGCGTGGTGGTTAAGCTATGTTAGTCAACATTTTTGATGGAGTTTGGAACAATGGGTATTTAATGCTGGGTGGTAGGAATCTGGCATTGGAAACAAATCAAGGAATTAAAAACTGGAATTGGTTAATGCAAACCGGTAACTTCACTCGCGCTGAAAATGTCGAAAATGGAATACGAACTGTAAAACTTATTCGAGGAAATACAGAACAAAGTGGATGGTCTGTTATAATCTATGAAAATCTTCTTGTGTCGGAATTCAAACCAAACACAGATTATATAATATCCGTAGACATCAAACCTAATATCGATACTAAACTTTTATTTCAAATTGCGAAAACGGATAACTCTAATGCAATAGCACGAGGGGATTGGGATAATTTAGTAAGTGTTAAATCAAACGAATGGAATAGTGTTCATTTTCATTTAAAATCAGTATCCGAATTACCAGAATTATCCGAACAAACTCTTTTTGTTCACAATATGGACAGTTCATGTGGTGTATCTTATCAATTCAAAAATCTCAAAGTAGAAACAGGCACCATTGCCACCGACTGGACACCAGCTCCGGAAGATACATTCTCCGAAGGAACCCTTCATCCTAACTCCATATTCACGAACTATATTCCGGTTAAGAAAAATACCCAATATGTATATGGTTTATCTACTGAAAACCAACTTCCGGCTCATAAAATACGATATTTCAATTCTGACGGAACATATCTGAAAGAGGTTGAGTTGAGTAATGCTTCTCAAAATGGTTTAAAAACGATAACCTTTGATGACGATTATTTAATTCAGCTCACGTTTCCTGATGGATTAACCGATGAAAACAAAAAAGAATTTCAAATTCAAGGAGGAAAACAACATGGCAATTAAAGCTGGTAATCAGATTACCCTTGTCGATATTACAGATGCGTATTCAGTTATGCTCACAAGTGAAGCGTACACTTTCGTTGGTGGCACGGGAGGTGTAGGCGCCAATCAGTCATGCACCACCGAGGCAGTCGCTTTCTGTGGTAACAATCAGTGCTCTGTAGTGACCGTAGACGCCAAATCAATCGTATGCCCGACTGGCATCAGCGCAGCGGTATCCAATAGCGGTACATCAAAAGTAACAATCAAATTCACCACCACTGCGACTGTAAATGCTGCTTGTGAAGCTACTATTCCGGTATCTGTTGATGGTATCACGATTAATAAGAAATTCTCATTTGCAGTTGCTCGAACTGGTAACACTGGTGCAACAGGTAAGGGGATTAAAGGAACGCCTGTTACTGAGTATGTTGCATCCACTGGTAACACAACACCACCGACATCAGGTTGGTCCACATCAATTCCCTCTGTAGCTCAAGGACAGTATCTGTGGACAAGAGTCACTACCACATATACCGATAACTCAACTTCTGTAAGTTATAGTGTTGCTAAGCAGGGATCTACTGGTGCAACTGGTACAACCGGATCTCAGTGGTATGCTGGCACAGGCATCACAGGCACTTCTACTACAGCTACAGCATTTGCTGATTCAGGTGTTGCAAATGCCAGAGTTAATGATATGTACCTTAACACCTCCACCGGAAATACATACAAGTGTACAGTTGCAGGTAATGCCACAAATGCTAAGTGGGTTTATGCGGGTAATATCAAAGGTGTCCAGGGCGACAAAGGTAATACAGGTGCTACTGGTAATGGAATCTCCAAAGCCGACATTACATATGCGTCCTCTAGCTCAAATACCTCAGCGCCGACATCTGGATGGCAGAATACTCCACCTTCCGTAAGTCCTGGACAGTATCTGTGGACCAAAACAGTCTTTACATATACGAACGGCGGAACCGCTACTCAGTACAGTGTTGCTAAGCAGGGTAATACTGGAGCCGCCGGAGCTGATGCTATCACAGTGTCAATCACATCTTCCAATGGAACAGTATTTAAGAACAATTCCGGATCAACAGTCCTGACTGCTCATGTATATAAAGGAGCGGTTGAACAGACCGTGGCTGATAACGGCACTGTTTCCGGACTCGGTACTATCAAATGGTATAAAGTTGGTAGCGATACAGCAGTTGCCACTGCCAAGACGCTTACTGTATCAGCAAACGATGTAGATAATACTCAGGCGTACACTTGTCAGCTTGAGGGATAAGGAGGTGCCAGGCGATGGCAGTAAAAGCCAAAGCTGAGATAACTCTCTATAAAATTATATCTGTCGACAAAGTGGTGCGATATCATCTACTTCAGTCCTCTACATTAGCGGCTCCATCCAAACCAGCGGATGGGGCTGTTATTGGTAGTAACTGGAGTAAAACTGAACCGTCCTATACCTCTGGTTCAACCAGTACGTTATATTTTGTCGATCAAACAGTTCTGAGTAATGGGACACTGAAATATTCCGAAGTATCCAAGTCTAGCAGCTATGAAGCAGCGAAAGAGGCCTGGAATAAAGCGAATAATGCTCAGAAAACAGCTGATAGTGCAAATAGCAAAATTGATGGACTACAGGTTGGTGGTAGGAATATGCTGCGTGGGAGCTCCTTTGATAATCAACCTAATGTTAATAACACATACATAAAATATAAAAATAACTCAGTAAAATTAACAGTTGACAATACTAACGGAGCAACAGGCACTATCAAATATGTCAGTATTTCATCTTTGACTCAATCCTGGAATTTATCGGATGTTATTGGTAAAACAATTACGATTTCAATGTGGGTTTATGTTGAAAAATCTAAACAAGTAGACGGATATGAGTTTCGAATTGTATATACGCATGAAGGAAATACTAAATGGTTTAATCCAGATACAAAATATCCTTACTATGTGCCAGATGCTGATAAACTCAAAGTCGGATGGAATTACCTATATGCATCATTCACTATCCCAAGCGATTCAACTCAAGCCGATTTTAATTTTGCATTGTACGCTAGAGCTGGAAAAACAAGCACGGCATGGTTTAGTTCACCTAAAGCAGAAATTGGAAACGTAGCAACAGACTGGACGCCAGCACCAGAAGATGCTATTGCTGACACTTATCAGGAATATTACCTGTCTACATCCCAAACAGCTTTATCTGGCGGTTCCTGGACCACAACAGCGCCTACCTGGGCGAATGGTAAGTACATGTGGAGCCGTACTGTGAAAGTGGATGGGGCTGGCGATAAAACCTATGCTCCAAGTCAAAATGGAGTTTGTATCGCTGGAGCCAAGGGGGACACCGGAGCTTCTGGTAAAGGTATTAAATCTACGGCGATCGCATATCAGCTTAGCGCGTCTCAGACGAAAGCCCCAACCGGTACTTGGTTGAGTTCTCCGCCAAAAACTGACATAGCTACTCCTTATTTATGGACGAGAACTGTGATTACCTATACAGATAACACGACTTCTACGTCCTATGGCGTAAGTAGTACGCTCGATAGTCTGATGGTTGGTGGTAGAAATCTGTTTAAACATTCTTCACTCGTAGGGGAGAAGCTTGTTTGTGACAGTATTAATGGTTGTAATTCCATTGATACAATGAAATATGAGGATTCTGGGTACCACATAGTGACTCCGAACGCCGGTAATTCCAACAATGGTATTTTATTTGTGTTCAAGGATTTTACTACTTTAGGATTGAAAAAAGGCGATACAATCACATTTAGTATCGATGTGAAAGGCACGTCTAACGAATATAATCCTTTCTTAAAAATATGGTTACCTAAAGACAATCCAGATGCTTGGTGGGTCGGCGATCAATCGGACAACAGTGAATTTGTTCCAACTAACGAATTTAAAAGGGCTTCTGTTACCTTCACAATACCAAACACTTATGAACTTTCTTATATTTTCTTTGGTGTACATGGAAACATACAGTCAGACTTATACATTCGAAATGCCAAGCTCGAAAAAGGCACTGTCGCCACCGACTGGACACCGGCTCCGGAAGACCTTGAAACAAGAGTATCCGCTGCTGAAACGGCCATCTCAAATAACGCAAAAGAAATCAAGCTTAAAGCTTCTCAGGATGAAGTAACTGCTATATCAGACAACTTGAAAGTTCTCACAAAAACTTCTACCGAATTTAAACAGACGGTAGAGGGCTGGCAGTTGAATTGGGATAAGTTGATAAGCACTGATAACGCCGAGGTAGCAAGTCATCAGGATTATATTACTTTTGATAAAGGTGATATTATTCTTGGAGAGTCATCGAATGATCTGAAATTGAAGATTACTAATGATTCAATTCAGTTTAAAGGCACCAGTGATACGGAAGTGACGCCAGATTCTGATGCTACAGCATGGATTACCGGTAAAACATTCCACATTTCAGATGGCGAGATTCAAAATAGTTTGAAGTTTGGAAAATTATATTTAAAACCCAATAACGAAAATAACAGCGTAGATCTTTATTATAGCGATTCTGAATCCGATGTTATTTCAGGAAGTTATGTGCGACTTGGACAAACGATCTCAATGGGAAATGGTATGGGAAGTGGTTTTTTAAAACTCAATACCGGATGTATACAAATGTATCCAACAACATTAGCGGACACGATTGGCAATGGCAATACAGGAAAATTTGAATTACATGCTGGAGGTAGTTATCCGTATATAATTTTTGGAGACTACAATACAAATGATGAAGCGAAAAAAGAAAAAGGCCGATATTCGGTTCGTATTGGCGGTAGTAATACTGTATCTGGAAATTGTTCGGTAGCTATTGGATATTCGTCTGATGTCTCAGGAAAAAATTCTACAGCTATTGGACATTATTTAAAAAACATTTCCGATAACCAGCTGTTGATTGGTAAATACAACATCTTAAGTGACTATCCTTTTATCATAGGTAACGGATCATCTGACACGGAACGTTCGAACGCTCTTACGGTTGATTGGGACGGAAATATCACAGGAAAAAGTCTTACATCCGCAAATGACCTTAAACTTGGGTTCGGGAGCTCGAATATTTTCAAGCCATATTTCACAAAAGGAGATTCAATCACTCTGACAATCTATGCGGTGGGATATGTTACTACCAGAGGTAAAGAGGTGGCGATGTATGTACCGTTATCCAGACCAATTATAGCAGGAGGGTCTGTCAGTGTCGCAAGTGTCAATGGGTTAACTATCCGTCAAAATGGAAAGTATCTTTATAGTAGTTCGGCAAGTAATTCTGTAAATCCGTCTTCGTTTAGAGCTGCTATAGTCGGAAGCGGATGCGGAGTCAATATCGTAGCTACATTTGGAAACACAGTCAATGCTACGGTTAATGACGTGTGTTCCATTACCGCAAGTATAAAAATCACATTCTCATAGGAGGACGTTTATGGCGTTAAAAAAGAAAATAACACAGGACGATGGCGTTATTACGGAATACCATCGAATTTTATACGTATTCAACGTTGTGAATAGCCATAGTTCCATATCAGTGGCATCTCTTGTGTCTGACTTAATCAGGGACAGAGAAAAGAGCGGTGACATCAGTGAACCGTACCAGAAAGTCGTTACATATGAAACTACTGATAAATGGGATATGACGGTAGAAGCAGCGTATGAATATCTCAAGACTCTCCCCGAATTCAAGGGAGCAGAAGACATTTAAGGAGGATTTCAACAATGGATTTTACAACATTAACTGAACATTTCGTACTGGTAGTCATGGTCGCTTGTCTGGTGGTAGGATATATCATCAAACACGCGACTTTTTTAAACAAGATTCCAAACACTGATATTCCGTGTATTCTGGCGGTGATCGGTGCCATTCTGAATGGGTTCGTAAGCGGATTCTCTATTGAATCAATCGTCTACGGAGCTGTTATGGGACTGGCTTCCACTGGATTGCATCAGGCATTTACGCAGTTTATTGAAGGAAAGAATAATTCCGAGGAGGATAATGTAGATGGGGTTCACAATCACGAGTGATCAGATTATTTGGTTTTGCACGATTGTAGGCGGTATTTGGGGTATCTGGAAGATTATTAAAGAACTCCGAAAGCCGAACGAAGATCTTAGGCTTACTGTCAAGAAACATTCAGAGTTTCTTGATAATGACAATCGGCGTTTAAAAAATTCTGAGGAAACCAACCGGAAGATTCTCCAGTGTTTGCTGGTCATCATCAATCATGAAATTACCGGAAACGGCATCGATACGATGAAAGAAACCAGGGATGAGCTACAGGAATATTTGATCAATAGGTAAGAGGCGTTAGTAGGAGTAACATTTAGGCTGTGTTAAGTCATTCGTATGTTACTCCTACATTTGCCATTAGAAACCCTTGATTTTACTGGATTCATCACACCCGCAGTCATTGTGTTGAAAAATCAAGTGGGAGAGAAAATCTAGTATTTAAAAGGTGTATTAGAATTTATAGATGTGGTAGGAATCGAATAATTTTGAACCGTTCGTACATTATTCGTATATTTTTATTCCTACACTATAGAAAAGATAATGAAAAATGTATGAATAAACATTCCTATATTTTTTAAAATGTATGAATGAATATTTCGTATCACATACTTTCTATTTTATTTTTTCAATTTCAGATCGTAACCAATCGAAACTGCGAGTGGTATAAACACGTTCGGTTATATCAGATATACTATGTCCTACCATATATTTAATAGCGTATTCGTCAACTCCTGCCTCTTTAGCCATTGTGACAAAGTGTGCGCGTCCGTCATGAGGCTTGTGGTCGGGGTCAAGATTCAATGCTTTTTTTATATTGTTTACGATACTCTGATAGCGTCTGTATGTAATTTGTGAATATCTTCCTTCTTTATCTCTATAATTGAAAAGATACTCACGATTGACTTTTATAGCTTCGTTATATCGCTCCCGCACAAGCTCACGTATACGGCTATGAATCGGAACGGTTCTATTTCGCCCAGCTTCTGTTTTTATACCTCCGGTGTATGACCAATCATCTAAATTAACATCCTTTATTTTTATGAGGCCAATTTCGCCAGGTCTCCAACCGGAATAACATTGAATCAGTAATATGTCTACATAATCTACTATTCCTATGCTATTCCATATTTTCATCATTTCTTCTTCTGTGTATGGGGTGTGATGTTCTTCTTTTTCACGTAATTCACGTTGAAGGCTTATCGGTAATTTAACCATTCGAGAATAATTTTTGTCGGTGAGTTCATGTTGTACGGCATAATCGAACATGAGATTCAGGACTGATTTGACTTTATTTTTGGTATTAGCTGAAGCTTCGCGTTCCATTCCGTCTATAATGGCGGAAGCATTTTCTACACAGCCTTGTATGTGCCTAGGTCTAACTTCTTTAACCATCATGTCATAAAGCGGACCACAATATCTCCAAGCGTAAGATTGTGCTCGTAAGGATTCCAGCTTTTTACCAGAGTTCACATAATCCTCTTTCCATTTTTCATATAATTCACTCATGGTCATTGAGTCGTCCAAATCATATGGATTCCGATTATATTCCACAAGTGCTGCATAAGCATCATTATAAGTCTCAAAGAAGGCTTCTGGTTTGAGAAGCTTGCATATCGGTTTACCCTTCGGGGTTTTACCCACAGTCACCATAGCTCGGAATGGTTTCCGGAGATTACGACCTTTAAGCTCGCTGATTTGACCGAATCCATTTGGAAGCCGACGTCTTTTCCTTGATGATTTTCTTACTGGTTTGGGTTGCTCTTTTAACGGATAACCGCAATGGGGACACGCAAAAGCACGATCGCTAACCTGTAAATCACATTCTGGACATTTAATCAACATATCGTTACCAATCCTTTCCATTGTATTTTCACTTTATATTATATATCATACGGTGTAGGAATAGTCAATTCCTACATTATATATTTTGGAGGTTTATATGACATACGATAATGGGCCTATCTGCCCGCATTGCGGAGGACAGACACACTATTATGATAAAGCTAAAAGAATAGTGAAGGGTAAATATGGAGAAGCGAAGAAAATCTATGTGTATAGGTACAGATGCTCTCAATGTGGTGAAATACACCGAGTCATACCGGACACATTAATACCTTTCAAACATTACGAAAAAGAAATCATACAAGGCGTGATAGAAGGTACCATTACGCCGGACACCCTTGGCTTTGAAGACTATCCAAGCGAAATTACCATGCATCGTTGGAAGAAAGAACCTGGCAGTAAAAACATTTTTATGTATTGTGTATCATAAGATTAAAAGGTTATATTTTTCCACCGACTTTGTTTTAACAAATAAAAGCTGTCAGTCTACAATAATCTTGAAAGGAGGGAGAACATTGAATGAAGTAGTATTTGGACCTGGATCGGTGCCAGTGGCAGTGGCTGCTAGAGTATACGGTAAAGACGCTTGCTGGGTTCGAGCTGGAATTATTACTGGCTATTTGAACATAGGTACCGCTACCAGAAATGGGAAAGTAATAACCACAATTGACCAGATGAATAGTAAGTACGGTCGCATTAACTATTATATTTCACCAAAGAAACTTTATGATGAAACAGGCTATATTTGGAAAGGACGAAGTAAACATGGGAACAACAATCAGACCTGAAGTGTCAGAAAAGAATCCGTATTGGATAGAACGACATCGGTATTACGAACTCAAGCATTTTTGTCTACAGTATCCAATATGGAAGAAAACGTACGAAGCTATGAACGGGTTGCTTGGCAGACCTGCTGATTTGGTAACATTCGGAAAAATGAAACATGTATCCAATCCGACAGAACGGGTAGCTATCATGAAATCCTACTATTCCAAGCGTATGGATATGATACAGGACGCTTCTGAAAAAGCGAATAGCGATTTAGCCGAGTACATACTGAAGGGAGTGACGGAGGGCCTATCCTATGAGGTGTTAAAAATCAAAATGGATATACCATGTTGCAAAGATGCGTATTATGAAAACTATCGGAAATTCTTCTGGATTTTGAATAAGATGAGGGATTGAATTCGCGTGAAAATCAGCTTATTTTATGACAAAGAAAAGAAAAGAAAGGAAAATTACTATGAATTACGAACTTTTATTAGATGCAGTCAAAGAGGTGTCCAAGGACAAATTGAAGGAGATTAGCTTTAAACTCGATGAACAGACCATCCAGACAATTAAAGAGATGGATCTGGGCGAAGATGAGAAGCGACAGCTCATTCTTATATCCAAGGACAGAGCATTCTTTGACATGCTGCTGATAAATGCACTCAAAGAAGAGTAACATCTTTTCAGCTAAAGAAAGTAAGGGGACGGCTGTTAGCGGACAGCTATCCTCTTATTTTTCTTTTAACGATTAATAACCTTACCAATCAGGTCTGCCATTTTTTCGTGGGATGATTTGCGATCGGCAATAGCTTCTTTAAGGGTGCTACTTCCATAGACTTCTTCTACCTGGTCTGCGGTCCAGATATCACCGAATTCTTCCATGGTTTCAATAAATGTGTTGATTTCTGCTTTAGTCATATTGAAGCTCCTTTCATGATTTGGTTGGAATAATAGTATACCATAAACCTAGAATAGCTTCAATCATCAAATCTGGAACATGCGGACATGCAACTGGGATATGGGCCTCCACAGGCTATACATCCTGACGGAATGTCGGGTTCAGAATCAACAAGTATGCATCCATCTACAAGATCGACATATGGACCGTTATCTTCATATTCTCCAATGTCGTAAACTTTACCGCAGTTGGGACATACGAATTGGTCGTCATCTAAATTCATCAGTGCACCGCACTCGCAAACCGCTTCGCCTCTAAGGATAAGCTGAATGATTTCATCTTCGTTTTCTGTGAAATATCCGTTCATATAAAACCTCCCATATATTAGTTTAGATATTATACTCCATAATTCGTGGAATTTACAGCTGCTTTAATGAAAAAGAATAACTTATTTTCAAAAGGAGAGATAGACATGGACAGAATGAAATTTGAAGGACGTATGAACTATTTTATGTTAACTGCTATCAGATCGGCTAAGAACGAAGACGGATTAATATCCGACAGAGATTTGAAAGCTATAGAACTGATGAAGGAACTTATTGGTTATGCGGAAGAGTTAAATTATGAAGTTGAAAAACTCAAGAAAGAAGTACGGGATTTGAAAAGAGAAACTGAGAAAGCAGAGAAGATAGGGGCATAGCCTCTGTCTTTTATTTTTCGCGTAGAAATCAGCCCCTTTTATGAGAAGAAAACATATTTTGAAGGAGGTTTTATTATGTCAATTAAAGAGAGAAAAGAAATCACAAAGATGCTGGTGAAAGTAGAAGTGGTGATATTGATGATGATATTTACAATAATATTGTTACACACAATGCCACTGGCTGGAACCGCAATGTTTGTGGTTGACTGTATTTCCATTGGCTTATATGCCAAAGCAAAATCTGAGGAATACGAGGAAGAGTTCTATTAAGGGCTCTTTCTTTTATTTTTAACCTAGATTAGACAAAGCGCTATTCTAGGTTAGAATCCGTACGCAGGTTACCGGAAACAAAGTTATATTTGTAATGTGAAAAATTCCCGGGAGGGATTTTCATAAAAACAATTCAAAGGAGGATGTTACATGTCATGTTTAATTTTTCTCGGAGGAATGTTTACAGGAATCGCCATTACTCGTTTGTTTTACCAGGAAACATCTGGACATGGATATTTTACAGTTATGCCATATTCGGATGATGAAATCTCTATTGATGAGGGTTTCTACTCAGTAAGGGTCTCTTTGCCGAAGGACGTAAACCTCGTAAACAAAGACATGATTATTCTGCATAATTCGCACAAATAACAGTTCCTATTACGGAAACGTATTAACTTATTTTTTAAAGGAGGAATTCAAAATGGAAACTATCGAAAAATTGTTAAAGAGCGAATTGGAGGAAGAACTCGAAGCTTTGAGTGGAACGGAGCTTGGTTCAGATGACTACAAAGTAGCAGTCGAAGGAATCACTAAGCTTATGGACAGACAGATTGAGATCAGCAAGCTTAACACTGAATACGAACTTAAAAGAGATGCACGAGAAATCGATACGGATCTTAAAGTTCAGCAGATGAAAGCAGAAGCTACAGATCGGAAAATCAAGTATGCTATAAGCATTGGCGAAACTGTTGTATCCACTGCAGTAATTATCTGGGGGACTCTGAAATCATTTAAGTTCGAGGAAACCGGAACAATCACTACTATAATGGGACGTGGTTTCATTAACAAACTTCTTCCGAAGAAGTAAAAATACGGACAAACAGGGACGCTGAGGAAACTTGGCGTCTTTGTTTTATTTTGTTTATTTTGTTTACACAATTATGTAGGAGTAGTATAATATTCATATAGACTTGAAGAGAATGGAGGTTTTCACACAATGAAAAAGAAAATAATGTTGACTATGTTATGCGCTATGGTTGGCGTAGGAGCTATATCCGGTTGTGGTGCAAGCTCAACAAATACTGTTAAGGAAGAAACTCCCGTAGCAGATCCGACCGCGACTCCTGAACCACAGCCTACTGAAACAGAAGCACCCGCAGAAACAGAAGCACCAGCAGACGATACGACAACTGCTGATTCGACAGGAATTCGTCCAGAGGTGAAGGATTTTCTTGACAGCTATGAAAGCTTCATGAATGAGTATTGCGATTTCATGGAGAAATATGAGAATTCAGATGATGTCGCATCCATGTTAAATGATTATACTGAATATATGAAAAAATATGCTGATTTCACACAGAAAATGGATGACATGGGAAGTTCAGATTTGAATACTGAAGAACTTAAATATTATCTGGATGTTCAAAACAGAGTAAGCCAGCGATTACTGACTGTATCCGGGAGTTGATGATACATGATGAAGATGATCTCCCTAAAGTGTCCGGAATGTGGTGCTAATATCAGTATCGAAGAAAGACATAAACAGTGTTTTTGTCAATACTGCGGAGCTAAGATTATACTTGATGACGGAAATACCACCCATACATATCATAAAGTGGATGAAGCTAGAATTAAGGAGGCCGAAGTTGATAAATTAATTCGTTTAAAAGAATTGGAAATAGAAAAAGAAGAACGCCAATATCGAAGAAATATTGTCAAGTATAAAGTAATTGCGCTATTTGTTTTAGGGATTGTTGGTACAATTGCGTTTGTGATAGATAACGGCGCAGAAGGTAGAGCCAGTGTTGTAGGTTATACGTGTGTGATAGCTGTGATGGGAATTGTGTTTCAATCAATGCTTACGATGTCTGATAATGGCGATAAACAAAAGAAATGAACATACAAAGAGCTTATATCGAAATGGTATGAGCTCTTTTTATTCACGAAAAATACATTTCCTCTAACGAAAAGAATAACTTAATTCAAAGGAGGAAATATATTATGATGAACAAAGTTGAGATTACAAAAATATTAGTAGCCATTGAGGTGGTTATCGCATTAGTTATAATTGGATTAATTCTATATTTACGCGATCCACTCCTCGGAATGTGCTATGCAATATCATGTATAATAATAACATCTGAAGTAATATCAAGTCCCCTGTACGAATTACAGGAAGAAGAGGAAGAGTTTTAATGGCTCTTTCTTTTTTTTTTATCTCGCATATTCCACAGGTCCTTTAATGAAAAGGAGGAATCATCTATGAAGACTTATGAAATTGTTGTTAAGAAAGATCGAAAGTATGGGCTTGAGAAATCTCCATATGTGATGGGGCGTATTATCGGAATCCTCGAAGGGTCCGGAGCGGATGTTATAGAGCAGACGTTTCGAATCAGCGAAGGATCTCCAATGAGAGTCTGCATTACGGCAAATGACGAACAGCTCAACAGAGTTAAGACAGCAATAACTAAAAGTTACCCATTCATGATTGATATTGTAAAATGTTAAATTTTCGAGAGAAGGGTCTTGACTAAAATAGTTGAGACCCTTTCTTTTTTTTTACGCGAAAGGAGAATACATATGGCAGATATCGAATTCGGTAAAGGCGGGGTACCAGTCAGAATAGTCGCTGAAGTATACGGTAAAGACGCATGTTGGGTCAGAGCAGGTCTTATAACTGGGTATTTACCCATTGGTAGAGCTACCAGAAACGGAAGAGTGATCACTTCCATCGATCAAATGAATAGTAAATTCGGTCGGATCAATTATTATATTTCTCCAAAGAAACTATATGACGATACAGGGTATATTTGGAGAGGAAAGTCTTCAATAAACAAATGAGATACCATTACGACAAGCCAGACCATTACACCTCCATGTATGGACAGACTTATATTTGTGATCATCCGGTATACAGTCACTGTACTTTATATAAAATCGGAGAAAAAGGTCTGGCTGTTATTCAGCAGCGTTATATTCCGGAAATAAAGTCAACCTATTGGACAGAAATTGATCCATGGCTGGTTGATGCTTTATATTTACATGAAGGCTTTAAAAAGTTCTTCGATGAACGTTCCGGAGAGTGTGCGGATGGATTATATCCTACAACTAGCATCCGACAGATCATGTGGGCTTTGAAGATGAAACCTTTGAAACGAGAACGCTGGGAAACGTGTTTCGATCGAAGAGATATTTAGCGTAAATTACAATTGCTATTATGAAAACAATAATTTATTTTTATTCAAAGGAGAGAAAATTATGAAAAACGAAGTTAACAAATTTAATGAGGCAATTGATGAATTAATGAACGGGCTTGTAAAAGAAACAGTTTGTAACAGTGAATCATTGAAATATATGAGCACGGACGATCTTGTTCGAATGCAGCATTGTATCAAAGTAATCGATATGTCTAAGGATTTATTAATCGCAGAGGCAGACAAATTGGATCGAATTGAGGAAAAACTCGATAAATTATTGAAAATTGAAAACAGAAAGATTGAGTCCTAACAAGGGCTCTTTCTTTTTTCGCGTTGAAAACAATTTCTCTAATGGAAAGATTACTAATTTCAAAGGAGGGATTACATTATGATATTATTTACAATCTTATTCATCATATTGGTGATATTAGCAATACTGACAGTGCTCGGCGTAGCAGCGTTGGGTGTTGCCGGAATTGTAGTATTCGGCGATGTGATAGTATGTGTTGTAATTATAGCATTAATTATCAGACACTTTATTAAGAAAAGACAGTGATCATGAAGCGGGGTCAGCAATGACTCTTGCTTTTCGCGTGAATCACAGCGGTTATTATGAAAGGAGCGATATTTATGAAAAAAACTATATTGTTTGACGAAAAATCGTGTCGTTGGGAGAAAAATAAACTTGTGAACGGATTGACGCTTGGAGCTTATGAATGTCGGCTAAACGATAATTTCCAGTTATATGGATATTTACTACTTCGAGATGTATATGAAGCATTAGGTATCCAGATAACAAGAGAATCGTTGGTCGCGGGATGGATAAAAAGTGAAAATCACAAACGGTTCCAATATGAGATTCATGAAAATTCAGACGGCACAATTAACATTGTATTACCTGATATGGAATCAGACATACGATACGTGTTCCCATCGGAAGAGTCCTAACAAGGGCTCTTTCTTTTTCGCGTGTCTTACAACTCCTATAATGAGAAAATTATTTTAAGGAGGAATTTACTATGAAGAAAGCATTTGAGGATTACAAAGAAATGGTTATTAATCCGCAGTTTAAATGGATCAAAAGACATTGGAAAGGATGGACTTGTATATTCATTATCGCGTATTTATTACCCATATTTGTGATTTATAAAAATTATTTCGTAGATCCAGGTAAAGAAAAATTCTCAAAGGAGGAAGAGGAAAATGAGTGATGTATTAATCGCAATTGTTGGAGGTATATTTATCTACCTGTTATTAAACAGAGGTAAATAACTCTGCAGGAAAGAGGTGCGATCATTCATTGACCTCTTTCTTTCTTTTTTTTCGCGAAATATCCATATGCTATTATGACAAAAATCAAAAGGAGGTAATTGGTATGAATGTACTTATTAAAAGATTAGCAATCTGTGGTGTTTTGTATGCGGTGGCTGAAACATCGTTCATGATGGGAAAAGGATATATCCTTGGACTATTGAAAGGGTATGGTGCGTCAGCGTCATATGCTACAGAACTATTGAACGGAGATGATGCTAATTGGAAATGTAAATTTATGTCCAAAATTTCCGATTTAGAAGAAAGATATGTAAAGGCTAAGATTGAGTCCTAACAAGGGCTCTTTCTTTTTAGTTTCGCGTAAAAATCATCTCCTTTAATGAGAGAAATAGGCAGCTCGATGGTAGAGCGCCGGATATTCCGGAGATTGCGGGTTCGAATCCCGTTCTATTTCTTTTACTATTTATTTTCATTCACGCGAAAGGAGAAATCGTATGAACGTAAAAATGACACTCAGAAGAAACTCGCCGAAAATCCTGACAATACTCGCTGCGATGGGGACGGTATCTACAGCATTCGCAACGGCGAGAGCCACACCAAAAGCACTGTTACTTATTCAGGAGGCGGAGGCTCAAAAAGGAGAGGATTTGACTGCACTTGAAAAAGTTAAAGTAGCTGCAGTGCCTTATATTCCAGCAGTGCTACTGGGTTCGGCTACTATTGTGTGTATGTTTGGAGCTCAGATGTTGAATCGAAAGACTCAATCCTCTATGGCCAGCGCATACGCTTTGTTGGATCAGGGCTTTAAAGACTATCGGCGAAAACTCAAGGAATTGTACGGCGATGAGGCTGATAAGAAAGTTATCGAAGCTCTGGCGGTAGAGAAGTCGCAAACAGTATACATTAATGCCTCCTATTTGGATGGACCTTGTGATTTAGCCCTAGAAGAAAATTCATCTAAACCGGTTCTCTGGTACGATGAATATTCAAAGAGGTTCTTCACAGCCAGCCTCGAACAGGTTCTTATGGCAGAATACCATCTGAACCGAAATTATATTCTCAGAGGAGAAGCTGTGATAAACGAACTGTATGAATTTCTCGGCCTGGAGCCTACTGATTGGGGTGCTGAAGCCGGATGGGCTCCGATGGATGAAGGAATGTTCTGGATTGAATTCAACCACATTCCGGCAAAACTTGACGATGGTTCCGTATTTTATATTATCGAAATGCCGTTCGAACCGGTCCTTAATTATGACGAGTATTACTGACTCGCGAGAATTCCAACGACTTTAACGGAAAGGAGGTATACTCGTGAAAGCTAAATACGATTTAATCAAAATGGCTGGTTGGGTTGCCGTAGCTATCGGCGGATTAGCTGCTAGCTGGGCTACAGACAAGCAATCGAAAGAAGAAATTGATAAGAAACTCGATGAGTATATTACCGAGAAAACAGATAAGGAGTCCTAATGGGCTTCTTATTTTTGTTTTAACAAAACCATGTTCATTTGAAAGGAGATATCATGAACAAATCTGTAATGAAATTCATTAAAACTGTGAAACAAGGATTCGGAAAACGAAGTCCTGAGATTCTGCTCGGGATTGGCATAGCGAGCGGCATTACCGCGACTGTCTTAGCAGTTAAAGCTACCCCGAAAGCATTGGAACTTCTAACCGAAAAGAGATATGAGAAATATGGCGATACGTTGAAAGAAGATGATTCGTACGATGATATGCCAGAACTCAAGCCCGTTGAAGTAATAAAAGCAACCTGGAAATGTTATATTCCAGCAGCTATCAGTGGTGTCGCTTCTATTGCTTGTCTGCTCGGATCTCATTCAGTACACGCGAAAAGAAATGCAGCATTGGCTACAGCTTATAAATTATCTGAAACGGCACTGAATGAATACCGTGAGAAGGTCGTGGAAGAAATCGGTGAAGATAAAGAGAAAGTCATCCGCGATAAAGTTTCCCAGAAACACCTGGATGAGAAACCGGTTTCAAAAAATGAAGTAATCATCACAGGAACCGGCAAGCAGCTTTGCTATGACGGTATTTCCGGACGATATTTTGAATCAGATATTCAGACAATTCGTGCTGCGGTCAATAAGATCAATGAAACCATGGTATATGAGATGTATGCAGCATTAAATGATTTCTACAACGAAATAGGTCTGAGTAATACGGACATGGGGGACGAACTTGGCTGGAACATTGATGATGGTTTACTTGAGATAAGCTACGGAGCGATGGTAGCAAATGATGGTCGACCGTGTATTACTCTTGAGTATCATGTTGCTCCAAGATATGACTTCTCAAAGCTTATGTAGATTCGCGAAAAATACATATTGTTTAATGGAAAGAATATAAAAATCTGAAAGGAGATTATTTAAGATGAAAGAAATCAAAGCAGAAGAGGTTAAAGAAGTTGAGGTAACTACAGAGGAGAATACGGAGACAGAAGTAGCCACTGAAGAAGTTAAGGAATCAAAGCTTAAAGCTTTCGGAACGAAAGTAAAAAGCGGGTTACAGAAACACGGAAAGAATATTGCAAAAGGTGCAGTGATCGGACTGGGTTTGGTAGCAGCTTATGCGATCGGATCAAGAGCTGGAGGCAGCGATGACGATTCTGACGTGGTATCTGATTCCGATTACGTAGAAATCGACGAAACTGAATCTGATGAAGCATCAGAAGAATAAGATTTATATTCCGGCAGGGGAGTACCTATAACAAGGTATTCCTCTTTTTCTTTTATTCGAAAGGAGTGTATCATGCCTAAATTTACTTATAAAGGTCCGGTCATGGAATTTAACACTCTTCTTGCTGATAGTTGGGAGGGAGAGACAGTGGCTCCTTCCGAAAAGAAAGCAAGAAGTAATTTAACATATCAATTTAAGAAAAGAAATAACCGTATTGCGGGATCACGAATTACGCTACCCGGAAAAATTATGATGGTTGATTAAGAGAGGAGAACTCATGGAGGATTATAGAGCAAATTCCCATAAAGCAAAAGCGGAGGCTAAAGAGGCTGCTGAGAAGAAAGTAGACAAAGTTGTCACTGGCAATGTCAAAAGAAAAAAGAAAAGTGAAGTAAGCAAATTCAAGGATGTGTTTATCTCAGAGGATGTATCCAACATCAAATCTTATATTTTCCTGGATGTGCTGGTACCGGCAATCAAGAAAGCTGTCTCAGACATCGTGAAAGACGGAGTTGATATGATGCTGTATGGCGACAAACGGGGCGGTAGCCGAGGATCATCAAATTATGTGTCATATAGATCATATTCTGACAATTCTAGTCGCAATTCCAGAAGATCTGTAAGATCCAGCTACGATTTTGATGATGTTGTGTTTGACACCAGAGGCGAGGCTGATGAAGTGTTGGCCAGCATGGATGAGTTGATGGACAGATATGGTGTTGTCAGCGTTGCTGATATGTATGATTTGTGCGGCATGACCTGCAATTACACAGACAATAAATATGGTTGGAAAAGCTTGGCCAGAGCTGACATTTCAAGAGTTCGGGATGGCTATATGATCAAGCTTCCAAAGGCAGAACCGATTTAAGGAGGACTCATGGACGATCCAAAAGAGATTATTTTAAAAACTGAATATAGTAATAGATTCGATGAAATCCGAAAGAATCTTGTGGTGCAGTCATATTTCAAATATGGGAAAGCTTCAAGAAATTTTGTATCGGGGTATGTTGATGCAATCGGATCACTTAAAAAGTGTATTCAGAAATTTGAAGAAACAGGCAATTTAGAGTATCTGGCAGATGCTGCTAATTATTGTATGTTCAGATATATGTATCCACAGGCAGGAGAATATTTTAAGCATACCGATTCAGACGAATCAGCCGGAATCGATGGTATGTCAGTAAAAGAAATCGAAGAGTTTAAAAAGGAGAACGAATAATGAAAAAATTAGCATTTATGAACACTATTTCCAGATCAGCACACAGAATGGCATTTAAGCTGCAGAAGCACAGCCCGGAAATCCTTGTGGTGGCTGGGGTAATCGGTGCAGTAGCAAGTGCCGTAATGGCTTGCAAGGCTACTACCAAACTTGGTGATATCCTGGATGATTCCAGAGATAAGATCGATTCCATTCATGATGTGATTGAGAATCCGGATAAAGTTGATGAAGAGTATACTCCGGAAGACGGCAATAAAGATCTTGCTATCGTATACACTCAGACAGCCCTGAAAGTTGCAAAAGTTTATGCACCGGCGGTTATTCTCGGAGGATTATCTATCACGGCTATTCTCACATCCAACAATATTCTCAGAAAGAGGAACATCGCACTGGCTGCAGCATATACAGCAGTTGACAAAAGCTTCAAAGATTATCGTGGAAGAGTCGTTGAAAGATTCGGAAAAGAACTGGATAAAGAGCTCCGTTATAACATCAAAGCTAAGGAAGTGGAGGAGACTGTTACCGACGAAAAAGGTAATGAAAAGACTGTAAAAAAGACTGTCGATGTAGTAGATCCGAATGCCATCAGTGAATTTGCAAAATTCTTTGATGATGGTTGTATCGGATGGACTAAAGATCCGGAACTCAATCTGATCTTCTTACGTCAGCAGGAAGCAGCCGCAACCAAGAGACTTGAGGATCGTGGTCACCTGTTTCTGAATGAAGTATACGATATGCTCGGAATTCAGCACACAAGAGCAGGTCAGATTGTAGGGTGGATCTATGATAAAAAGAATCCGATTGGTGATAATTATGTCGATTTCGGTATTTATGACACTAGCAAAGAAGCGAATCGTAACTTTGTGAACGGGTATGAAAGAACAATTCTGCTTGATTTCAATGTTGATGGAAACATCCTTGATCTGATGTGAACGACAGGACTCAATAGCATTGGGTCGGGGAATACCTATAGGGATATTTACGATCGCGTTTGGTGAAAGGAGAAATCATGACAGGTAGAGAACTTATCATATTCATTCTGGAAAATAATTTGGAAAACGTGTCCATATTCGATGGTGATACGCTTCCTGGTCTTATGACCCTGGACGAAGCTGCCGTCAAATGGCATAGCGGCAGAAATACTTTAAAAGCTCTTTTTGAGATGGGAAAAATACCCGGAGTGATAATCGACGAAAAGATTTATATTCATAAGAGCGTAGAAAACCCATTTTCAAAGGAAGGGAAAGACCATGATAAATAAAATTCTTATATTTGCTGCAGGAGTCGCTATTGGCTCCGCAGTAACATGGAAGCTCGTAAAGGATAAATATAAAAAACTGGCTGACGAGGAAATTGCTTCGGTAAAGGAAATATGGAGTAAGAAACATCCGACTGTTGAGGATATCGCTGAGGCATGCGTAAAAGAAGGCATGGACGTTGATATTACAGCACAGCCTAAACAAACGCATGTCAATTATGCAGAACGCAAAACAGCCAGAGAGATTATTTTAGAAAACAAATATTCCGATAAAAAAGAAGAGGAGGATTATATGGATAAATATGTTATTTCACCGGAAGAATTCAGCGAAAGCGAACTTCCATCCGAAAGCCTGACATATTGGGCTGATGGAATTGTTACTGACGAGGCAAATTGTGTTATGGACGAAGACGACATTGAAGAAACTATTGGAAGCGATGCTCTGAATCATTTCGGTGAATATGAGGACGATTCAGTATTTGTCAGAAATGAGACTCTTGATAAAGAATACGAGATTCTCATGGACACTCGAAGATTCGGTGACGTCTATCCTACACGATAGGAGAAGAATGGATGGATAAAAACAATATTATCAACGAATATTTCGAATGGATGACTAATATTGTCTGCGGAAAGAGGTTTTCAGGCAAGATGACTTATAAAAAACTTCTTTCGTGCTTACATATGATTACGTTCAGATGCGAAATCCGAAGCGACGAAAACCGAGCTGAGGATGGCGTAGATCTTAGATGGCGATTTGCTGTTGATACAGGCAGAGAAAATCAGAATGATTGGATTAGAGATTGTCTCGAAGGTCCATGCAGTGTTCTGGAGATGATGGTGGCTTTGGCCATTAGGATCGAGGAGACCATTATGGACAATCCGGCACTCGGAGATCGAACCGGGCAATGGTTTTGGGGAATGATCACGACCATGGGCCTTGGAGCTATGAACGATAATAATTTTGATAAGAAATCTGCTGGAAATATCGTAAATACATTTCTGGATAGACAGTATGGGTCAGACGGGGATGGCGGTTTATTCAGAATTCGAGGCGTTGACGTGGATTTAACGAAAGTGGACATTTGGACACAATTGTGCTGGTATCTCGACAGCATATCTTAAATCTTGAAAGGAGAAGCATAGTGTAATGATTGATTTCATGAAGATTTCGACGCGCCAAGTGAAAAAGGGTGTCACCGAGATATTCCCTAAATTTGTTCTGAAGAAATCGTCGGATCTCATGATACGAGGCGGCGATTTCTATGCTGTTTGGAATGAAGATACCGGTCTCTGGTCTACCGACGAAGAAGACGTGATCAACATGGTTGATGCCGCATTATATGAATATACGAAAAAACAGGAAGAACACGCGATTGATGAACTTAACACAAAGTATATGTGGGATTCAAACTCCGGTTCTATAGACGCCTGGCATAAATATTGTCAAAAGCAGATGCGAGATAACTATCATCCACTAGACGAGAAAATTATATTTGGTGATACCAAGACGAATAAAAAGGATTACGCCAGCCGAACGCTCAGTTATCCGCTGAGAGAATGTGATATTTCAGGATACGAAAAGCTTATGTCTACTTTATATTCCCCGGGGGAGCGGAAGAAAATCGAATGGGCGATTGGTGCAGTTATCGAAGGGGATTCTAAGAATATTCAAAAGTTTATGGTTCTCTATGGTTCTGCAGGAACCGGTAAATCAACAGTCTTAAATATTATACAGCAGTTATTTGAGGGTTATTATTCGGTCTTTGACGCTAAAGCGTTGGGATCGGCTAATAACTCTTTTGCGTTGGAGGCGTTTAAAGCAAACCCGCTTATTGCAATTCAGCATGATGGAGATTTGTCCAAAATTGAGGATAACACTCGATTAAACAGTCTTGTATCACACGAGCTTATGACTGTAAATGAAAAGTTTAAATCTACTTATGCTAATAGATTTAATGCTTTCTTATTTATGGGAACCAATAAGCCAGTAAAGATTACAGACAGCAAATCCGGTTTACTCAGACGATTGATCGATGTCTCGCCATCCGGCAATAAACTCGACCAGAGAGAATACTCAGATTGTATGGATAAAATCCCTTTTGAGCTTCCGGGAATTGCATATCACTGTCATCAGGTATATTTGGCGAATAAACATATGTACGATTCATACGTTCCGACGCTGATGATGGGTGCAACGAATGATTTCTATAATTTCATGATTGATTCATTCAGTGTGTTTAAAAAGAATGACGGAACGACTCTCAAAACTGCATGGGAGATGTATAAGGTGTATTGCGACGAGACCAAGGTACCGTATCCATATTCTCAGAGAGTGTTCAAAGAAGAGCTTAGGAATTATTTCTGGAATTTCGACGAGGAATTTGACAGCGAATCTCAGGCTCGGAATGTATATTCAGGGTTCCGACTCGATAGATTCGAGAAAGATATGAGGAGTGAGAAGAAAGATGTACAACAAATACAGAAATCCATCGATTTTGGAGAGGGGATACAGTCAGTCTTCGATGAGTCCTGCGCCGAGTGTTTTGCTCAATACGCAAACGAAAATGAAACCCCTGTCAAGCCCTGGGATAAAGTCAAAACCAAACTCAGCGATATCGACACATCGAAACTTCATTATGTCAAGGTTCCAGAAAATCATATAGTCATTGATTTTGATATTAAGGATGAGTCCGGTAATAAATCATTCGAGAAAAATCTGGCTGCGGCAAGCAAATGGCCGGCTACATATGCTGAGTTAAGTAAAAGTGGGGCGGGGATTCATCTTCATTATATTTATGATGGTGATTCAACACTGCTCAACCGTCTTTACGACAAAGACATTGAAATAAAGGTATTCACAGGAAAAAGTTCACTCAGGAGAAAGCTTACAAAATGCAATGATTTACCTATTGCACATATTAGCTCAGGACTTCCTTTGAAGGAGGGAGGAAAAAAAGTGATAAATATTGAAGGATTTAAAAACGAACAGAGTCTCAGAACTACCATAAAGAGAAATCTCGAAAAAGAATATCATCACGACACTCGAAGTAGTGTTGATTTTATCAATAAACTTCTCAATGATGCTTACGCCAGCGGCAAAGCTTATGATGTATCTGATATGAGAAACGCGGTATATTCTTTCGCCGCCCAGAGCACCAATCAGGCTGATTATTGTCTGAGACTTGTAAGCAAAATGAAATTTAAATCTGAAGAACCGGCGGTAGCGCTCACAAACGATGAGAAGCCGCTGGTTTTTTATGATTGCGAGGTATTTCCTAACTTGTTCTTGGTTAACTGGAAAGTACAGGGGGAGGGAAAGCCTATCGTAAGGCTGATAAATCCACGACCACATGATATTGAAGAACTTATCAAATTCCGGTTGGTTGGATTTAATTGTCGTAGATATGATAATCATATGTTATATGCTTGTATGATGGGGTATACGAACGAGCAGCTGTATGATTTATCCCAGAAAATTGTAAATACGAAAAAAGGTGACAGTCGAAAGGTATTATTCGGCGAGGCGTACAATATTTCATATACTGATATTTATGATTTCGCTTCTGCGGGTAACAAAAAGAGCTTAAAAAAACTTGAGATCGAAATGGGCATTCACCATCAGGAGCTTGGACTTCCGTGGGACAAGCCTGTGCCTAAAGAATTATGGCAGAAAGTAGCGGAGTATTGCGATAACGACGTCCTGGCGACGGAAGCTGCATGGGATTACCTGAAAAGTGATTTTATTGCAAGAGAGATTCTGGCTGATCTGGCCGGATTGACTGTGAACGACACCACCAATACTCTGACTCAGAGATTTATATTTGGCAATAATAAGCACCCTCAGAATGAGTTCCAGTATCGTAACTTGGCCGAACCTGTATATGAGTTAGATCCGGAAGTGAAAGCATTCCTTGAGAAATCCTGCAGGGAAATGATGGCAGAACCTCATGGAGAAGCCTGCAGCTTGTTGCCATATTTTCCGGGCTACAAATACGAAAATGGTGTTTCTACATATCGTGGAGAAGAAGTTGGCGAGGGCGGTTATGTATACGCTGAACCAGGCATGTATGGAAACGTAGCGTTGCTGGATATTGCTTCAATGCATCCACACAGCACCATTGCTGAATGTCTGTTTGGAGTCAGATATACAACAGCATATAGAGAAATCGTCGAGGGACGTGTATCTATCAAACATGAAGCCTGGGATATTGTCAATGGCATGTTAGACGGTAAACTCACGAAACATATTGAGAGGGTTAAGAATGGCGAGTTGACATCCAAAGATCTTGCTAACGCACTCAAGACTGCGATCAACTCGGTATATGGTCTTACATCAGCTAACTTCGACAATCCGTTCAGGGATATTCGTAACAAAGACAATATCGTTGCTAAACGTGGCGCGCTGTTTATGGTGGATCTTAAACATGAGGTACAGAAGAGAGGATTTACTGTTGCTCATATCAAGACAGATTCCATTAAGATTCCGGATGCTACACCGGAGATTATCAAATTCGTCATGGACTTTGGTAAGCGGTATGGCTACACATTTGAGCATGAGGCTACTTACGATCGGATGTGTCTTGTAAACAATGCAGTTTATATCGCTAAGTATAAAGACCCAGATGAGTGTGTGGCTATGTATGGATATGCTCCAGGAGATAATAAGAAGCATAAGAATAATCCATGGACAGCTACTGGCAAGCAGTTTGCGGTTCCTTATGTATTCAAGACTTGTTTCAGCCGGGAACCAGTAACAATCAATGATATGAGAGAAACTTTCTCAGTGAAATCGGCTTTATATTTGGATATGAATGAGAAATTACCGGATGTATCTGAATACGAGAAGAAACTTGAGAAGTTGGAATCCGATTATAAGAAAGGCAAAATCTCAGATACCACGTTTGAACCGGAAGCTGGCGTACTGCAGGAGCTGATCAACGATGGTCATGACCGTAAATTCGTTGGTAAAGTCGGAGAATTCTGTCCGGTTAAACCTGGCAAGGGCGGTGGCGTTCTCGTTAGAGAGCAGAATGGTAAATTCTACGCGGCTACCGGTACGACAGGATTCAGATGGCTTGAGGCAGAAATGCTGTTGACTAAATCTGCGGAGATGGTGACGATTATCGATCCGGATACTGGAAAAGAGAAAAAGATATCGGGAGCAGAGCTGATCTCTGGTAATGATGGCATTGTTGACCGATCATATTATAACAAACTCGTTAATGACGCTATTGAATCTATTTCTAAATATGGTGATTACGAATGGTTTATATCTGAAGATCCGTATATTCCTAAAGAAAAACCATTACCGGATTTTATGAACATTCCAGAAGGCACCGATGAAGAGGTAGAGTTACCTTGGAATTGATATTCGCGGAGAAATCTTTTCCTATTATGAAAGGAGTGATTTTATGAAGCATTATTTAAAATCCAAAGATGGTGAGATTAAATACACAGTGGACATGCATTGTGAACATCCGAATATGAAAAACAATAACACGGAAAGTGTTGGATGTAACGGTGCTTGCAGTGAATGTAAATATGGTATGGCGACCTTATCACTCAAGGATTTCTATGAAATAATGAAGTACGCGAAAATTGACTTCATTCAATAAGCAAACTGAGAGTCTTGGCTAGAAATAGCTGAGGCTCTTTGTTTTATACAAAATTATATTTATTTAAAGGAGATTAAAAGAATTATGGAACTGACATTTGCACCAAGAGACATTTTACAGATTAACGACGCAAGAATCATTCACAAAAACCTCAGAGGAGAGGGTGGCAAGTTCAACCGTGAGGGGGACCGCAACTTCGCTGTGGTTATTCCAAACCAGGAGCTCGCTGATGAACTTATCGATCGTGGCTGGAATGTGAAAATCAAAGAGCCGAGAGACGAAGGCGAAGAGCCATTCAGATATCTCAAGGTTAAAGTGAAATTCAATGATCGTGGACCGCAGGTATATTTAGTATCCGGAAATGCCCACAGAGAGCTGAGCGAGGATATGGTATCCATCGTGGATGAGATTGATATTCGCTCAGTCAATCTGGATGTAAGACCATATGACTGGGAAGTAAATGGTAAAACTGGTCGTGCTGCATATCTGCAGTCTATGGAGGTCATTCAGGAAATTGACAGATTTGCCGCCAGATACGCTGAGGAAGAGAGCCCAGAGGAGTGAACATGATCGTACGAGCATTTGGAGTCAGAGCACATAACAAGAATTTAACATGTGCTTTGGCAAACGATTTAGATAGAGAATTGCTGAATCTTCAGAAAAATGGCTGGAACATCATTTCAGTAACTGCAACGCCGGTTAAGGAATACAATTACCCAGATTACTTTGATTCAACGTTATTTACAATAGTTGCGGCTAAGAATGAACGTAGATGAGGGAGTGATATTTATGAGTGACGGAGCAAAAATCATTATAGCCGGAATTATGGCTTACACAGTATTTAGAGTCGCAGGAAAGTGTACGGACGCCAGGATCGCGATAGCCGCGATGAAATTGGAAGAAAAGGAGAAATGATTATGAATACTTATTGTGATTTATGTGCAAATAAAGACCATAAGGAAACGTGCAGAACTTGTGTTAGTGGTATCCTTCGCACGACAACAGACGGAGCTGTATATAGTTTGCCGTCGAATTACTCACGTGTTTTTAAGCCGATAGTGCCTTCTCTCGATGCTGATGCTTTGAAAGCTACGATCAACAAACGATTCGGGACGGGTCTTGCGGTATCACCATATCAGAAAGCTATGTCCAAAATCAAAAACGTCATCTTCAATGGTCCGGATACAATTGTATTCTGGAACGACGGTACCAAGACCGTTGTAAAATGCGGTAAGGACGACACATTTGATCCGGAGAAAGGTCTGGCTATGGCGATTTCTAAATACTTCTTTGATAATGCTGGATATTTCAATGATGTATTTAAGAAGTGGATTCCTAAGAAAGGAGAAAGCGATGAAAAAGACCAGTGATTCATTAGTTATAGGTTTTGATTCATCGGCGGGTAAGGACGGCACAGTTTTAATCGTGGGGCGTAAAAAACCCCGCGAAGCCGTCGATATTATAAATGCTTTCGATGGAGAAGAAGCTCTTGAACTTTATAAAAAGTTGATTACACCAAAGGCGAAAAATGAGTAAAGATTTTCTCAGGGATTATCAGAAAGACGCTGTGAATAAAATGCGTAATGGCTGTATTCTTAATGGCGGCGTGGGGAGTGGGAAATCAAGAACAGGTCTCTATTATTATTTCAAAGAGAACGGTGGAAGTTATATCGATCAAGAATATGTTCAAATGAAGAATCCACAGGATCTTTATATTATCACTACGGCTATGAAGCGTGACTCACATGAGTGGGATTCAGAGTTGGCGAATTATCGTATGTCAACAGACCCAGAACAGAATAAATTATATCCTGAGCAAAAAATCGTAATTGATTCCTGGAATAATATTAAGAAATACGCTGAAATTCATGGAGCGTTCTTTATATTTGATGAGGATAGAGTCTGTGGTTCAGGAGCCTGGGTAAAAGCATTTCAGAAGATTGCTCGTGGGAATAATTGGATTATTCTTTCAGCAACACCCGGAGACTGCTGGGCCGATTACATACCGGTATTCGTGGCGAATGGATTCTACAAAAACAAGACTGAGTTTTGTAGAGAGCATGTTGTGTATTCACGGTTTACAAAGTATCCACAGATTGAAAGATATTTGAACACCGGCAGATTAATCAGATTGAGAAATCGAATATTGGTTGACATGAACTTCGAAAGAAATACGGTTCCTCATCATATTGATGTGTATGCTAAGTACGATATTCCTCAATATAAGGATGTTATCCGAAATAGATGGGATCCTTTTAAGGATGAACCAATTCAACAGGCTTCTCAGCTTTGTTATGTTTTGAGAAGAATAGTGAATACTGACGAGTCTCGTGTAGTAACATTAATGGAGATCCTGGAGAAAACACCCAGAGCTATTATATTTTACAATTTCGATTACGAAAGAGAAATGTTGCTTCACTTATTCAGTGACGACGAATATATAGGATATGAGGTAGCCGAATGGAGCGGTCATGCTCATCAGCCGGTGCCGGATTCTGATCGCTGGATATATTTGGTTCAATATACTGCAGGCTGCGAGGGGTGGAATTGTGTCAAAACCGATACGATTATATTCTTTTCACAAAACTATAGTTATAAAGTCATGGAGCAGGCTAGTGGTAGAATCAATCGATTGAACACCCCATACAAAGATTTATATTACTACCATATCAAAAGCCGATCCGGAATAGATATGGCAATTACCAAAGCCTTAAATAAGAAGAAAAAATTCAACGAAAGGAAGTTTGCTGGATGGGACAGCCAATAGACGACTTAAATGTAACACACTTCGGTATTCCTAAAATTAAAAATGGTTCGCGGATCAGAATTGGCGGAGTCAGAACCTTGAATATTGACGTAGATCATCACTTCAATTGGTTTCAGAAGAGAATGGTTAAATGGTGCTTCGGTTTTACCGTGGAGGATTACAGTGAGGAATAACGCGAAAATCACAACTCCTTTAATGAAAAGGAGGAATGGTGTTATGACAGATTATGAATATTTATTTAGCACGAACTTACATGCGAAACTTAAGGGAAGAATCCAGGGAGGTATATTTGTAAAAGTCAACGAAAACGACAGTCTGGTTATTAAGATCACAAGACGTGATGAAAATAATTTCGATATGTCTTTTACAGATTTTTCAAATAGAATGCTGAATGGATTTTCTACAGATTACGCTGCTCATGAGGTAACTAAGAAATATCAGAAATTTGTAATGAAACAATTTTTCAAATGAGTTAAAGGGCTCGGTGGAAACATCGGGTCTTTTATTTTTTATGAATGAGGAGAGATTTAAATGCTGGCCAGAAGATACGAAACCAGACTTGACGAAGACGGATTAATCACATTTGAAAAAGTTTGGTCGAAAAGAATAGATATTAAGAAAAAACAATTCAGACATCCCGAGCATGTTTACGAATTATGTAAAGCTCTACGATTGGACACATATTCAGAAGAACATGCGTTTTTACTCATGTTTGATACAAAAATGCACTTTAAATCATTCATTGAGATTGGGGTTGGCAGCGTTAACGCGAGTGTTATCGATAGACGTGGAATAGCGCAGAAAGTTCTCATGCTCAACGCGACAGCATTTATCTTGGTTCACAATCATCCTTCTGGAGACTCGACTCCAAGTGTCACAGATATTTCTGCAGCTAAAACAATTTCCGAAATCGGTGACTTAATTGATGTTTCGTTTAAAGACATGACGATTCTTGGTGACGACAACTATACCAGTTTAAAACAAGAAGGATATTTTTAGGAGGTGTTTTCATGTGAACTATCATAACATAACCACAGATGATATGCGGAACGGCGATGGGTTGCGGACAGTGCTCTGGGTGGCCGGATGTAATCATCATTGTAAAGGGTGTCAAAACCCTGTGACTTGGAATCCACATGATGGATTGATATTTGACGTGGAGGCTGAGCAGGAATTATATAACAAAGTGAATAAGTCTTATATCAGCGGTGTCACTTTTTCTGGAGGAGATCCTTTATATCCGGAGAATAGAGACACCATTTTTCATTTGGCGAAATATATCAAGAAATATATGCCCGGTAAGACTGTTTGGTTGTATACCGGATATTTATGGGAAGAAATTCGAGATCTACCTGGTATGAAATGGATTGATATTTTGGTAGATGTAGAATTCGTAGATGAGCTTTCCGATGTCACTTATCACTGGGCTGGCAGTACAAATCAGAGGGTGATCGATGTGCAGAAGAGCTTGAGAACGAGGAAAGTTATTTTGAAAGGAGAATGAAATGAACGTACTAATCGGATGGATTTTGCTGTTAATCACCATGAGTGTGTTCATAACTTTTGTATTCGGATATGATTTGGATCTTAAAGATAAGATTATATGTATCGTTGTAACGGATACTTTTGTTATCTCGCTCGCAGTTGGTGTGTATTTGATAGTTGGTAGAACAGGAGGTGCAAATGGAATACATATTTAAGGAAGTAAATTTCTCAAAGTATTGTCCGTTATGTGAATATGCGGATTTATATGAGGAGAAAGATCCCTGCAACGAATGCTTAGGCATTCCCATGAACGAGCACTCGGAGAAACCGGTTTGCTATAAGCCGGATGAAAAGAAAATTAAAAAGGCAGAAAAGGAGAATGCGGAATGAAAGTAAAGATTTTTGGAAGCGATGGGGATTCACTGGCACTGGCGAAAGCTGTAAATGAGTTTATTAAGGATAAAGATGTAGTTGATATCAAATACACGACAACCTTCATCGTTAATAAATACGGTGACTTTGGAGTTCCGGAAAGCGGTATATTCGTTGATCGGGCTATGGTTATGTGGGAACCGGAAGTAAATGTTTTGTATGCTGACAATGAAGCGGTCGGCGTTGTTGAAGAAGAATAGACATGGTTAAATGGCTATTTATATTTTTAGGGGCAGTTGTTCTAACAGCTGTCCTTATTTTAATTGGTTTAATGGTTGCTATGGTGGAAGAGATTTGTAGAAAAGGAGTAATTGATGAAATGAGATGGAGAGATCCAGACCCGGGGAAAGATGGAAGAAACGTTGAGCATGGTAAAGAAATCAAAAGAGATTTCATGAGTAGACCTGAATTGAGAAATAGAGAAGCAGAAAAAAGGTTTAGAAGAAAACCTTATGGAAAGGAGAAATAATCATGACAGGAAATGAGTATCAGAAGCTGGCGGCCAGAACTATCAATCAGGGTTTGACGTTCGAAGAACAGAAGATTCACGCTCTTTATGGAATGTTTGGAGAAATTCACTCCATCTATCAGAAAATGTATCAAGGACATGCGTTTGAAGTTGACCATGTAAAGAAAGATTTTGGGGATCTTCTCTGGTTTATCGCAGAGTATTGTACGGTTAAAGGTTGGTCGTTGGACGATATCATGCGGATGAACATCGATAAGCTTAAAGCCAGATATCCGGAAGGTTTTGAAGAGGATAAGAGTTTTCATAGAGCGGAAGGGGATATTTGAGATGATTAAATGTAAAGATTGCAGGTTTGGCGGTCTTAAAGTTTTACTGGATAACGAATCAGCGCCTTGCCTTCGATTAGATGACGAAGAGTGCCCGAATTATAATGAAGAAACTGGCGTTCCTGATAATTTAGAAAAGAAATGTGAGAAGGAGGAAAATTTAAAAATGAGGAGGAATTGTGTATGAGATGTAACCGAAGAAGAGTAATGAATGGCGAATACAGAAGATTCAGGCGATTCGTTAGATGGTTTAATAATTCTGGTTCTGGAGCTCGTCGTGTTAAAAATAACAAACGAAAAATGGGCGGACAGAATACACTTCGTCCAGTTCAACTCAGAGTATGGCGCGAAAGAAAACATAATTAAAATAGAAAGGAAAATTTAAAAATGAAGAAAAAACTCAGACTTATTTTACTCACAGTTTTGTGTCTTTGCCTTATCGGTGGAGTTACAGGCTGTGCGGTGCTGGATGACACTATTAATGAGATCAAAGGAAATCTTGTTGGTAATGACTACACGATCCGTACTTACGATAACTATGGCTCAAAAGTTATGACAACCACTGGAGATAAAATCAATATTCAGGGCAATCCGGTTAAGACGACTTCTTATAGTAGCGACGGATCTGTTGTTACGGGATACGAGATGTCATCAGTGATCACGATCAATATTGATGGTAAAGAAATTCAGAGTTGTGGTGATACATGTATATTTGAACAGGATGGGCTACAGCCTGATGTAGACTTTGTACAAACTGATATTTACAGTCAGTCGACTGGTAAGCTTTCCGATAACACATATGTAGCAGGTATCGTGAATAAATATAAGAATTATTTTGGTAAGTCACGAGTTGTGGTTATTAAATCTCAATTAGGACAGCCTATCGTAGCATATTCCGGTGATGAGGTATATTGGAAGATTCCTAAAGACTTGCCTAAAATGACGAAATTGATGATCGATGGTAAAGCTCTTTATATTCACAGAGCTAACTTTCAGATTACCGATACAGCGCTGTTGGATTAGAGAAAGGAGAAATAATGTTACATATTTTAGCTATATTAAGCGTCGTATTTGGAGTAATTGAATATTTAGTAGCGGAGGATAAAGCAGATCAGATTAAGGGTCTGCTTTTAATCATCTTAGCAGCAACTATTATGTAAACTAAAATTATATCCATACAAAAACGATAAGGAGGATTAGCTATGATGTTGAATTTTAACAGTTATGAAGATCTCAAAGACAAACTGCAGATTCGTATTTATGATCCTGATTTCAGTCGTAATTTATTGGAAGGAAAAATTGTAACTTATATTGGCGATTTCGCTCTGGTTTATATGGCTACCTTGTATGAATCAGAAAAAAAGCTGGGTAATCTGATGTTTACTCCGGAACTGATGGATGATTTGGGTATTGATGTCCGGACGTTACATAGAGATGCCATGATAAGTGATCTGAATTATGAACCGGTATTATCCACCACTGATGATCTTATCGAGGCACTTTTCCTTGATAAGCCATTATTCTCAATTAATTTATTCAATAGGAAAGTTCGTATGCGAGGTGATGAGTTGCCGATGCTGACACTCACTAAAGGTAATCAGATGAACGGAGCCAGTATGATATTACATAAGAGTATTCGGAAGAAGATCGGAGATATCGTCGGTGGTAACTTTTATGTTCTCCCGTCGTCCATTCATGAAGTTATGATTATTCCGGAAGAGGGGTTTGAAGCAGGTGAACTATCTGAACTGGTATCCACATGTAATTCGGAATTATTCACAGAAGCAAATTTGAAGGATATTTTATCAGATAAGGTTCAGTGGTGCAGTATGGACGGAGAAATTCTCAGGAGAGCAGAAAATGAATAGAGCAGAAATGAGACGTATGAAGCGAGAGCAGGAGAAAGCTCATACCGTGACCTACAACCTGACTCAGGCGCAGCTGGACGCTATCGTTCAGGAAAAAATCGGGGCTAAGATTGCCGAGACTAAGAAAGAGGTTTATGAGGAAACTGTTAATACTGTGCTGGCATTGGTTCTCACTTTGCCATTAGAAGTGCTCATGGATCACTATTGGCCTAAATCATATCGTGAACGACTTCCGGGATTCGTGGATAAAGTTCTGGAATATTACGGACGTTGGGAAGACGGTGAATTGGATATGGATAAGCTCAAAGAAGATCTATGGGAATATGGTGGAATCCGGTTAGAGCCAGCGCAGATAGATATGGAGGATATTTCAAAGAATAATGGAAAATGATTTAAAGCGGAATGGGTCTGGATATCTGGACCCTACTGCATATCAGGCTATTATGAATGCTGATGCTGTATCATCGGTGGACAAAGCAAATAGGTACAAACGTAGAGAAAACGATTCAGAGGAACGACTCAATAAATTACTCGCCGCTATATTTGCCATTTGTGACGCTGCAGATTTTCATGTTGAAGAGAGGATAGTAGTTAAGGATAAACGGACCGGGAAGGTTTGGAGGTAGTTAGATGATATTTGTTGTAAAGCCAGTCGTAAGGCGTTCGCCGGAGGATGTTGTAAAATTGCAAAAGAAACTGTACGAAGATTTAAACGCGCCAAACGATAAGGTATTAGTATTACCACCCGATTGTACCTATGATATTGTCAACGATTACAATCGTAGAAATATGGTTGTAATAAAAGACTGTGGAGCGGAGGAAAATAAAAATTGAGTAAAAAGAAAGGGAGACCGAAGAAAGAAATCTCTAAAGATTATCGTTTAAATGTACGTTTATCCATCGGAGATGCCAGTACACTTAAATATATTAGCGAACAGACTGGAAAAAATGTGTCTGAAATCGTGAGAGATGGTATCAAATCGGAGTACCGAAAACTTATGAAATGGGATTAATTGTACGTACAAAAAATAGTAAAACGAATTATTGTACGTACAAAAAATCAGAAGTGGTTGATGCAGATCATTGTATCGAAACGAATTATTGTACGTACAAAAAATCAGCATATTGAATTATTGTACGTACAAAAAGTCGGAAATTAGCCCAAAATAGGCTAAAAATGGCCTAAAATGGCTATTTTCATCATGGTACTGTAGTACCGATCTAATTAGCTATCTTATTTATTTAAAAAATTGAATTTTTCGTATAGCTAATATGCATTGTACTACAGTACCACCATTTATTGTACGTACAATAAAGAAAGGAGATTCTATGACTGAACAGGAGCTTATTGAATCGTTTGCCGGAAACTTGGATTATATTATGAGATCGGAACACATGAATCAAAGCGAGCTGGCACGAAGGAGTCATTTGAGTAGGGAGTCAATCTGTAAATATTTAAAAGGTCAGCGTATGCCTACGTTGAAGGCACTTATGAATTTAAGCTATGCCTTGAGATGCAACATTGAAGAATTAACTCCATTTATTCAACTTATTGATTGAGGTGACGGAAATGAG